GTTTTGACCATGGCATAGTTGACAAACTCCATGTTGTGCTCTACACTTCATCGGTGTACGAACATTAATGCTCTTCTTACCTGCTTTAACGTAAGCATCTATAGTCTTATCTGTTACTAGCCTATTACTGCCCACCTCATATCTGTCTAACAAATCTTTTATGTGGGAGTCATCAATAGGGTATACAATACCTTCTTTCGTACCACAATCGTGCTCTGTAACAACAACATCTAGTACGTTACCAACTACCTCTTTAGCTAAAGCACCACCTGGCGCAACAGAGAGTTTAGCACCTACTGTACCTTTACGTGTACCGTATGAAGATACCCAGTACTCTGCAGGAGATAGGCCCTCGTTATAGGACTTCTTAATGGCAATAGGTATAACTCTGTCTCTTGGGTCAGCTACAATAGTAGGCGATGCAATAATCTGCATTACCTGGCTCTCAGAACCTTTTGAACCTGTGTAGGCCCATTGGTTAAAAGCATTATCTTTAGCTCCAGCTGTTAGCTTTTGATTAAATGCTTGCGCACCTCTAAGAAGCTCTACCTTATGGTTATACTTATCAGCATCAGACATTCTGCTCTTATCTATCTCAGCAATCTTCTTGTCAACTACTGCGAAGTTTGCATCTCTAGCCCTCTTGAGTTCAACAAGGTCAAAGTCGCTAGCCTTGAAGGATGAGCCCATTTTATAAGAGTATAGAGCTCCTAGCTCTTTAATCTCATCTGCTACACTTGTGTATATTCCTGGGGTAGACTTACCTATCTTACCAAGTACTTGAGCTATTACCTTCTTATTCCACTCACCTGAATATACTCGGAACTTCTCAGGTATAACATCGTTTACTAACGCTAAACCTGCTGTAGTTGTATTACCGTGTACTACTACAGGGTCATTAGGTTTAATCATGTCGTGCTCTATATCATCCCTAAGCTTTTTCATGTCGGTTACGTTTATAGCCTTTTTCTTAGAGGGCCTAGAGCACTCATACATACCAAACACAGATTCCTGTTGTGGAAGCATAAGTGGGTCACCAGTACGAGGTGAAAATAGGTTCTTAGATGGTAGCATCTTTTCTAATGCCTCAAGTCTGGCCTCCTCACTTACAGGTACGTGAACTTGCATAGTGTCGTATACCAGTATATTGTTTCCTATAAATAACGGAAACTCTGGCACGGTAAAGTCATACGTTACTTCCTCACGCTCGACCTTCTCTACACTTACAACCTCTGACCATGTATAAGGTAGTCTTCGATAAACGTTTGACTTACGAGCTTCAGTTCTAGGTACGAGCTTATTATCTTCAGGTACTAATCCTACGTCGTAAGGGTATGCCTTAACATACTCTTCCGTATAGTCGTAGTTTATACCTAAACGTGAAAGTAACAGGCCCATAAGAACCTTGTCGTGCTCGTCTTCAAATTTATACTCCCACTCTAATCTATCCATACCGCAGAATATGTACACATAAATTAAATCAATTGGAAGTGATAGCATATAATCCTTTGGTTTAAAAACACCATCATCGAGTATGTCTTCTGTGAGCCGTTCTACATCCCCGTCTTTTAGGCCACCTTCGTAGTCTATACTAGACATTATAGGTAAAAAGCTACCCATAGAGTCTGCTGGCGGTATAGGCTTAAAGAAATTATCATCGCCAACGGTTGCCAACGAGTGGTCGTCGGTAACAGTTATACTATGCCCAGACTTAGTTGTTATAGTGTACATGTCCCCATGCTCAGTATGTACTGTTCTCTCGGTAAACTCGAGAAATCTATTGCTATTGGAGACAGGGCTATATGTTAGTACCTTTCCCATGTATGCTCCTCCATTTCTTATTTTAGTTCTACTAACTATTATACCTATGCTGAACCAAAAACGCATCCTAATTGTGGTATAAGTATATTGTAGAGGAAATTTATTATACGGGAGGTGTGAGCTATATAATGATTCGTCTCGGATGTACGCCCATTAATAAGCATTTATTTAGTCTCTTTGTTTTAGGCTTTAGCAATCTTGACAATAGTCGAACAGTACATCTGGATACAGGAGTCTATGTGTGTTCCTCTTTGAAGATATTTTTAGTCGATAATAATGATGAAAGGTTCGACTTTAAGTATACTAGGAAAGGCACTGGTTTTTTCACTTCTAGTAAGAACGGAAAGTATGCATTGGAGTTAACGTCCGATATGACACTGAAAGAAACTTCGGAGGAAACGCCCTACTTCATAGAAGTATTTAGTAGAGGTAGTTATCAAAAAGCAAAGGTGGTTTTACTAGATGGTCAATCAACACGAGGCCCTGTTAGCCCAAGTAATGCCCTGGTGGAAATCTAGAGGCTGGAATCCTCGTACACTAGAGAGGAAGAGTACGAATGAACTCCTAGCCCTTAGAAGTAAAATGCTTTACAGCAAAAACTAAAAATAAAAAAATGGAGGAATTTAAAATGAAAAGAGTAAGCTTACAAGTAGAGGTAAAAAACGCAGTTCAATTCAATAGTGCTAAAGAGGTAGAATTGGTTCGCGCGGGTTTAGAGGCTCGTATCAGAGCTATTAAAATTGAATTAGAAAAACCATTGGCTGCTGGTGTTGCTAAAGTTCTTAGAGACGAAATGTACCAATCCCAACAACTACACGATATATTCGTGGATGTAAAAAGAGGGTTTCAAAAATAGGATAGTTGTTGTGGTATAAGTATATTGTAGAGAGGTTTAATACTCGATACTTTATTAAGTTAGGGAGGTGACGAAAAGGTCTGCTATTGGGTTTTTCTTAGTCTTTCTTTTTCGCCTTGGTTTTGGATAGAGGACTCAGCCAAAGGCCGTTGTCATCTCTAATTTTAGTAAAAAGCGCATAGCGCAAGTGGGCAACCCCCACAGAAGGAGGATACACATATGACTAACACTGCACAAAAGATTGCCGAGTACAACGGAACTCAATTCCCTTTCCCAGCTGGTACTACTGCCCCAGTAATGCTTAACACCTTGAAAGCAATGTACCCTGAATTGGAAACTGGTGGATACCGTGAAGAATCCGATAAGACTGTGTTCTTCGTTGTTGCTCAAAACAAATCTTTGGCTCAGAAAATCGCTGAGTACAACGGAACTCAATTCCCTTTCCCAGAAGGTACTTCTGCCCCTGTTATGTTAAGTACTTTGAAAGCAATGTACCCTGAATTGGAAACTGGCGGCTACCGTGAAGAATCCGATAAGACTGTGTTCTTCGTAGTTGCACAAAACAAATCCATGGCTGCTGGCGACCAAAAGATTGCTGAGTACAATGGTACTCAATTTCCCTTCCCAGCTGGTACTTCTGCTCCTGTAATGTTAAACACTCTTAAAGCTATGTACCCTGAATTGGAAGCTGGCGGATACCGTGAAGAAGCAACTAAGACTGTATTCTTCGTAGTAGCACAAAACAAATCATTCGCTGGTGGAGCTTCCATCATTGCTGAGTACAACGGTACTCAATTCCCCTTCCCTGCTGGAACTACTGCTCCAGTAATGCTGAATACTTTGAAAGCTATGTACCCTGAATTGGAAGCTGGCGGATACCGTGAAGAAGCAAATAAAACCGTGTTCTTCGTAGTAGCACAAAACAAATCTAAATAATTAAAATAAAAAAGCAAATGGGAGGGGAGGAGTCTCCTCTCTCGCTTTTTTTTAGGAGGTTCAACATGCCAAGTCTTATTGAACTAATAGAGGAGATAAACGAATCATCAGTATTTGGAGCAGCAGCGGATACTGTGTACGAGTCCATTAAAAATGCTACATCTGTACAAGAACTTTTACAAATAAATATTGATTCACCAGCAGTTATAATCCGTAGCGTAAGAGATACTCTAGCTAGACAATCTACACGTAGAGCTGGGGAGCTTTGCCGCTTAATATCTGCTATACCATCTGTAGCTGTACAGGAAGACTTTATATGAGGAGGTGTGAAAATTGGCTGAGGTTATGACAGCGGAAGGTGCTAACGACCTTATTGATAAACTTGAAGTGTACCAAGCAATAAAATATATACAGGAAAAAGGTATTTTAAATAGGTCTGTAGGAGCATCCTTAAGTGATGAACCTGCTATTGTTATTCGTAAATGTATTAAAGCACTAGCTAAGCATCTGTTCCCTACTTGTGAACTTAGAATGATTAGTCGTGGTGTACAAGTAACACTAAACCCGCAGCACAGTAAAATGCTGGGCCTTGTAACAGATTATAACCTGACTGAAACAAGGAATTGTTTAGAACACATACCAGAGTTAAGAACAGTACTCCATACTCTTAACCAGTCAGTAGGCTCTATAAGCGGTGTAATAACTACTGAGGTTGTTTCTCGTGGAACTATGATGCTTACTATAAAAGCTGGAATGGAGTCTCTTCGTACTAGAAGAAGTGCTATGTTCGATTATCTGTACATGATGGTAGAGGGTATGGAGCAGCTGAAAAGTAACTTAGATGCTGTATCATTGGCTATACCAGACGTAGAGGCTGCAGCAGCTCAAGGTTTAGCTCTTAAACGTGAGGCTGAGCGTCTTAGAGACTTAGAGATAAGCCGTGAAGTAGACGATGTTCTATCGCGTCTAACAGGCGTAACTTATGGTCAAGGTATTATCTCAGAAGCGAGTCAAGCTGTAGTAGAAGTTGCTACAACAGACACAGGACTATTTATGGAGCCCCAAATACATGCGGCAAACCACGATGATGACGATGATGATGATGACGATGATGATGATGTTTTAGACTTTACAGATAGAGCAGGAACTCGGGAAATACGAGATGATGTTGTTGACGTAGTTGACGATGATGACGTTTTAGATACTGTTGAGTCAGAAACTACTGCGGGTATCAGACTTCAACGTCAAAGACAAGCAAATACTCGTATGGCTAACGCCGAAGAAATGGCTAGACTAAATGAAATTATGAGGAGGCAGGGTTTAATATGAGTTCCGATAAAATTACAGCAGTAATAGAAAATGGAATAGCCAATGTAAGCTATGAGGCTAACAATAGAAAGAAATCAAAGACAATTCCAACAGAGGCCCTATGCAAGGCAATACTATCTGGTATGAACACAGGCCGTCAGGTAAACCTTAGTCCGTTGGGTCTTAGACTTCACGGACGTTCAGGCGACAAGGTAATCGTAGGGTACGAGTTCCCTGAACGCGTAGCTAACATGCCGTTCACAGATGATGACGGTAAAAAGATTAGCTTTGATTCGGTATGGCCTTGGGGTCTTACGTTCATTGAGTTTAGTGATACTCCAGAAGGACTACAATGGTCTACGTTCTATCAGTTTGGTCTAAAAGGTCCTATTACATCATTGGATACTATGATGAGTCAATGGCCTGGTTCTAACGTATTTGGAGGTCACAACTGCTGCATAGGTGAGATTAAAGTACCAAAGATTCCGTCTATTGAGCAAACTGGTGGACTTCCTTTTATATTCTATAATGGTATTAGTAATAGAGACTTATCTGAAAAACGGTTTACACCTTTCGTACCAGAAGGTACTAAGAGTAAGATTACAAGACCACTTGAACTTTACAGGTATCTAACTGTAAAAAGCGGTGAACAACCTAAACCATTCCCGTATGATATTATGATAAATGCCAAAACAATTCGTTCATTCTTAACAGAAAAGGGGTATATGTAATATGAGCAACTTATTTGAACTTAACCGTCAGGCTTATGGAAATGTTTCTAATGTAGGTACTGTAGTAGCAGGTGTGGCTGCACCTGTAACACCAGTAGTACCAGCTCCATCCGAAGAGGAATTACTGGAGCTAATTGCACCAAGTATCTATTCGTACCATACCAAATATGCTGATGGGGTAGAGGCCAGTGATAAAGCTCAGCAAATCTTTATGGCATATAATGGTATATTCGTACGTCGTACTGAGAAGTTTAATGATAACGTAATCTCCGTAATAAGCGAAGTTAAGAAAGTTCCTGGTCTGCGTAGTGTGAAAGAGGGCATACTTGTAGACCTACAGAGCAAAGTTCCATTCGCTATATTTGAGGAGTTAGTTGCTAACTATCGTGCTGTATACAGACGGGATAGTACGGAGTCTTCTGCACAGGTTTATCGTTTAAAAGAGGTAGATGATAGATGGCCTGGTAAAGAAGTAGGAGACTATGTGGTTTACTATCCTAAACAAAAGAACTCGGGTGCTAATACAAACTATTCAGAAGATGCGGATGCTGTAATCAATATCCGTCAGAAACATACTATTGTTATGGAGTCACATGCGCACGCTAATTTTAGTGCTTTCTTTAGTGGTGGGGATGATAACAACGAAAAAGCACCTCTGTCTTATTGTGTAATTGGTCATGTAAACTCTGATAAAGTAAGCTTTGCTGGTCGTGTTAAGCTTCTGGGAATGCAGAAACTTATGAACGTTGAAGAGCTGTTTGATGTACCTGAAGGTAAAGGTGATGTTCTTACAGTAGCTAATCTTAGTTTACCAGAGCCAAGCCCTGTAATGTTAGCTAATGCTACACATGCTAGTGGCGGTGTTAAAACAGCTGCACAGATTGCAGAGGAACGTCAAAAACAAGGTATCGTTGTTCCGCATAAAACTTGGGCCGCAGGTGCTCCCGCATACAATGGTGGTTATACCAGGAATAATTATGGTACTCATTATAGCGGTGCTGACTACAGAGACTATGGGTATAGAGACTATGATACGCAAGATTATGGTAAGTATAGAAGCAATAAACACAGCGTACATAAAGCTGACCGTAGAGCTGCTAAAGCTCTTAAGAAACTTGATGTAGAGTGGATTGCTGATAACCTTGATGATACAAGAGCTCTTGTTTTACTGGAACTCTTAACCGAAAGAATCGAAGCTAAGACCGCAATGAAAACAGAATTAAAGGGGGATAAATAATGTCTAACGCAACTACAACCGTGTCTCCATTTCCAAGCCTTCAACAACATATTCCAATCGTGCAGGATGGTATTAATATAATTCAAATTGGTATGGGTGGCACAGGCTGCCCTGTAGCCATGAACATACTTAAACTAATTGGTGGTATGGAAAAAGACCTACAGACTCGTATTCGTTATATTGGTATTGATGGCGACGTGTTTGAAGAAAAGAACTTGGGACGACAACTGTGTATCCGTCCTGATATGGGTAAAAATAAAGCACAAGTAATTGTAAGCAGATATGCTAATGCATTTGGTGTTAGCGATAACTGCGCGTCTTACTCAGATGAATATATCAAAAGTCCAGCAGACGTTCTTAAGTATATGAATGTTGCTTACACAAATATTGTAATTGATAACCTGGACAAAAATCGCCCTAGAGTATGGTTACATGAGGCTGTTAAACAATTCGTATCTAGCTACAAAATTGCGTATGTGTATGAGATTTCTACAGGTAATGGTGAGTGGTCAGGTCAAGTAGCTATGGGTTGTACACACAAAGTTAATAGTACAATTATCAGACACGAACCTGGTAGAACAGCTATGGATTCTCCATACTACTTCTCAATTCCTTCCCCATTTGTAGTTCATCCTTCTCTTCTGGATACGACAGTGGATGACCGTGAAGAAGCGCTAAGTTGTGCTGACAGAGCTGCTGCTAACGTACAAACTCTAGTAGCTAACAATATGGCTGCTACACTATGCTTTAACTATGTAAATGCTATATTCGCACAATTCATAGCACAAGTTAATGGTAAAGACGATGTTCCTCAAACCATTGGGACTGTACGTTTTAATGCTAAGAACAATGGTTTTCAAACGGAGCAACTTACGGATACTTATCTCGCGAGGGAGGTACTATAATGCTTAATAATTCAGCACGTTCAAATCCAGGTTATAGTGGTATAGCCACAAATGGTGGTTACGCGTTAATAAGCTCTTACACTGGTTCTAATAATGGGAGAGAGATGGGGCGTATGATTGCGCTCTCTCTCGGTGCTCCAGTACAGTTTCTTTCTAGCTCCAACAGGTTGAGCTCTCATACATTCGCAGCAATGTTGTATATGTACGAAGTCGAGTACCTTGGTAGGGATGGGCAAGCTAGCGTATGGGGTCAGGAATATACGGACGTAGCACGTAGGGAGCGTGTTCCTAAGTACATGAATGACGATGTATCAAGCACTGATGTACTATGCTTAGCTTTTAACGCACTACGTAGCAATGACTCTAATGAAGGGTACTTCATATTCAATAGACTTATACAGAAATTTACAAATATTAATGCTGATGAGTTTGGGGGGTACATGACGTATCTTATTAAGAACGACGGTGTAAGAGTACCAGCGTTTATTAGATTTCTAAAGGAATGTGACTCAGGTTCTTTAATCAAAGCTGTTATGGATGCTATAAATGAAGAAAAGACTAACTCTCGTATTAGAGCAGCTCTTACTAGACTTAGAGATAGTGAAGAGTTTGCCGCTGTTTCCCAGCAAGTTACGTCTAAGATTTTAGCAGCATCCCAAAATCATCAGTAGGTGTGTATGGTTACACTTTTAGTACTCTTTCTACACTGTTTCTACACTATAGTGTAGAAGAAATAGTTACACTGGTTGTGGCAGTTAATGCCTCATTCTACACTTCTACACTTTTTTAAAAAGGAGAACCCTATATAGGGTATTCATTTATAGTTTCATATGCATAATATACCATATTAAAAACTACGGATAAAATGCCTCATATGTGACTATCGTTTTTAAAAAAGTGTATCTGTGTAGAAAGGGTATTAAAGTCCTTATACTAGTGCTATTATTTCTTCTACACTATAGTGTAGAAATGGTGTAGAAAGGTGTAGAAAAGTGTAACCTTTAAAAATAGCCCAAATTGGATATGTTCCAGTTGGTTAACTATTTTTTTAATTTAGGCTTATTTTACACAATTTACAGATAACTTTGACAATTCATCAAAAAGCGTTACTGCTAATGTATAAAAATACAAAGGAGATGCATATTTATGAATAGTACGTTAGTCGTACTAATTGGGCCTAGTGGTGTGGGTAAAACTACGTTAGAAAAAGCTGCTGTTGAGAAGGGTGTAGCAACGTATAGGGTACGTTCAGTCACAGACAGGTCTCCAGGTAAAGGTGAAACAGAGGCTGATTACCTATTCGTTAATAAGGGCGAGTTTGACCCTGGTGCTTGTATAGAGCACATTGAGTACGCAGGTAACAATTATGGTATACTTAAAGAAGAATTAGGTACAGCACTTGCTACTGATAGGCCAATACTGTGCGCTGATATTCATGGTGCTAGGCAGTTAAAGAGGTATACGAAAGGGGAAGGTGTCGTACTTTTAGTATTCGTAGACGCTTCTGACGAGCAGCTTAGAGCACGCTTAGAGGCAAGAGGCAGAGGTTCTGTAGAAGAACGCATGGCTCGTGTATCTGTGGACAGGGAAGCTATACCTGAGTGCAACGTATGCATAACTAATAATGATGGTAATATTAACGAGTCACTAGAATCCCTAAGAAAAGTATATGAAATGGGGGAAGCGCTATGCCGACTAAAGAGGACGTAGAAAGTTTCAGTACAACAGCGACAATGCTACCTACACATGATGCTTTAGGAAATCCGTTTGTACATATGGCTAGTGACGGTGCATGTACATCTAACGGTGATGGTGGTTGTGCGTGGTTCGATGGTACTAACTATCATAAGTTAAAATGCAAAGTAAAGTCTACTAATAATAAGGAAGAGTATAAAGGTTTAATACATCTATTACAAACTCTTATAGCAAATAAATTTGATGGTCGTGCATTGATAATGATGGATAGCCAACTAGTTGTTAATCAAATGAATGGCAGCTACTCTGTTAAGAACGAGGGTTTAAAACCTTTATATGCTAAGGCTGCGTCATTAGCGTCCGTGTTGGACGTCGAGATAATCTGGGTTCCAAGAACACACCCTATAATGGGTAAAGTCGATAAATTAGCTAAGGAGGCTGCGAGATGATTGAATCTATACTTTTAGGTATATTAATAGTATTACTATTGGGTCTTGTGTTGTGGGTAAAGGAGATTGCAGGTATTGTAAAGGCTGTAGTACCAAGAGGTTATTCGGCTACCGATGTTATTAAATACAAGTGTAGTGTATGCGGAGGGTTGCACACTAACAAAGAATACTCAGGTGTTATGATAGACTTAGACCTAACTGGTGCTGACGCTAGAAAATGCATTATATGCGGCACTATTAACATAGGTAATAGAGAGTTTCTACACTATATTAATGGGTTTAATAATATTGACTGGGTAGAGGGTATAATACTAAACAAAGCTACAGCCCTTATTTCCGATGCTAATGTTAAATACGCTCTAGACGATGCTACGCTACATTCTATGTTCCAATGGCTAGCTATTCTTAAGGGTGAAACACTAGACCAATACTCCGACTCTGTAGTAAAAAGAGCAAAGTTAGTAAGTGATAGTTGTATATCTTCTAGAATAGAATACACAGTCGCGCAGGATTTCAGTGATACATTTCTCAAGGATGTCAAATCTAGAAGAGATATATTCTACAGTAAACATAAAGAGATAATGGCAGAGATTAATGGCTCTGAGGGTTGAGGCTAGTGCCTCTCCCTTTTTTTAGACTAATTATGGTATAAGAAATTCGAGTAGGGAGTATTATGAAAATATTTGGAGGTATACATAATGATTAAAGTTGTTTCTGTTAAGAGTGCTGCTATTGGAAAGTTTGACTCTATGCATTACAATGCTACTGAAAGAGGTCTCGTAGGTGTTACTAGTTCGGGAGCTGGTGTAAATGTCTTGAAATGTAAGCTACCAGATGCTCAATCAATAATTCAGGGTATACATAATCAGATTGGTAAACGTGAAGGTATAATAGACCTCGATACAATGTCTGCTCCAGCACCAGTACCACAGCCTGCACCTACTACTATGCAAAATAAAATATAAAAAGTCCACTCCATAGGAGTGAACGAAAAAAGAGAGGTTCCATGTCCTCTCTCTTTACATTGAAATATTTTTTACCACTGATATAGCTCGTAAGCTACGCGACCAACTATTTGCTTGTCTTTATACTTTTGACCAACCTGTACTATGAGCTTATCATTACGTATGTGAATACCAAATGAACCATCACTATTTACATCCGTGTAGACGCCTATACCATGTTTCTTTTCCATATGTATACCATAGTAGTATAGGTCTGTCTTATCAGGCTCAGTAGCGCTTGGTTTTTCTTCCTTAATTACAACGTCAGCCTTATCATTCTTAGCAACCTGTTTTATAACCTTATCTGCTTCTTCCTTATTAGACACTGTGGCTTTGAAATCGGGTTTTGACGTAGACACTTGTTTGCCTATTTTGTCAGCTATAGCCCCAGCTTGCTGGTTACTTGTTTTAAATCCTGCTGAGTCTAAGGCGGCCTTTACGTTAGGAACGTCAACCTTTTCTACTGCTACTATATCAGGTGTACCTGCATTTCGGTAACATGATACAAAAGATATGGATATGAGTATAACCACACCTATAATCAGTATTACTTCCCAGTGGTCTAATATGAATCGTTTTAGCTTTTCCACTAAAATCAGCTCCTCACGCGCTACTAAAGCAGCGCTGTTACTCTTTCACGGAGCTCCCCTAGACGATTGTACATGTTGTCGCCAGGGCAGTCTGTGCTATTTTTATCCCTGTGACCTACTATTGTTTCTTCATCGGATGGCAGGTCGTATATTTCGCAAAGGTCAGCTATTAGGTTAGCCAGCGATTCCATCTGAGCTTCCTCAGGTTCGTAGTTAGCGAAGTCGCCTACTACATTAATACCAATACTTTCACGGTTGAAACCGTAACAGTGGGAGCCTAGTGTAGTTCTAGGTCTACCGCGTTCTATGCTGCCATCCTTACGTATAACGTAATGGTAGCCACAACCACTCCAACCATTGGCTAAGTGCCACTTGTGTATCTCAGCGGCGGATACATCACGGTTAATATCTCCTACATGATGTACTACAAAGAAATTAGTCTCTGGTCTATAAGATAGTTCGTTTACAAAATCAAGGTCTGTCTCAACTATCGACACTCTGCCCATTTTTAAGCTCACACTCCTTTTTTTTATAGCAGCACCTGCATACGTTTCTAGCCTCTGCGTATATAGCACATTGAGCTGCGCTTATTATGCCCTTAGCTTTGTACTCTAATTCCTCGGGGCTATTACGAAGGCAAGGCGCATACGTCTTGAGTAACTTAAGCAGTGACTCCTTTCGTATCATGCTTTAGGCTTCACCTCTATTGGTCGGTTTACCCTTAATGGGCATTTCACCGTCCATAGAATTAAACTTAGAATCTATAGCGTGCTCCGCAAGTAGTGCTCCCCTTATTGTTAGATACATGTTCTGTAGCTGTACCAAGTCAAAGTTAGTTTTCTTCAGGGCGTTAGACGTCCAAGCCAGCAAAAACAGTACGAGGAATAAGGGGCTAACCCAATCGCGTGCTATATACGCCATAAACTTTTGGTATACTGAAACCATTGATATCACCTACTTTGAGAATATATGTAGAATAAGCTCTTTTGCTGCGGCTAACAGGGCTGCGATTAGACCGCGCATGAGCCATTTATTCTGCTCTTTTATCTCCTTTATCTCTTTATCACAATCTGACCTTACGTCTGCGATGTCCTTATGGAATGCTAGAATAGTAGCGTCAAATATATCTTTAGATATTTGTTTGTCACTTTGGTCTTCTAGTTTTTTCATAACATTTTCACACAGTACTTTAACATCATTGCTTTGCTGTTTAAGCGACACAAGAGTGCTGTCAAACAACTCTCTTGATACATAATTCGTTTCTAGTCTATCAATTAAACGTTCCATAGACATACACATTTTGTTTACGTTTTCCTTAATAAACTGTATCTCTTGAGGCATACCAACAATAGTATGCTCAATCTTATCGATACGCTTCTGTGCATCTACTATGGCCTGCTGATGGGCTATATAATGTGTATTGCACGCGTCTGTTCTAGTATGTTCCATAGTGTACACCGCCATTTAATTATTTGTACGAGAGATAATTAGCGTACATCTCTCAATATGGTATCAACTATTGACGATATACACTCAGGTGCCTTTGGCAGCGCTAAGCCGTCAGTATAATTTTGGGAGTAATCACGAAGCTCTGCCCACCAGGCTACTACAGCAGCGTAATCTGATTCTGGCATTTTCTGTGAGTCTGTTCCTGTAATCTGTCTTTGGAATATCCACTGTGTTTCATCTAGAAGAGTGTCTCTTAGTTCTAACTGCGTGTCCTTTAAATATACTACAGGCTTAGTACTAATAACAACACCATCAGCAAGACCTATGTATCTTACATCAATAACCTCGTTAGACTGTATAGCTACGCATTCTTGCAGCTTAATGTCGTCTGCATCAGGCTCATGGTCACATATTGAAACACACTTATTATTTTTAAATACGTACCACATACTACTTCACTCCTATAATAATGTAGTTAGCCCAACCGCCGCCATTTGAACTATCATAACACGTAACTACCCTATTCTCATCAGCCCAAGTATGCTCATGAGTGTACTTACCAGAGTCTAAGTCTCTTAAACTTATCATCCACTTACATTGTTCCTGTGTGTAACCAGCAGGAAGAGGTATAATTCCTTTATTGAATACAGCCCCAGTAAGAATGGATACGTTTGCACTACCAACCTCTATTTCGTGTGTAAGGTCTGCCCGTAGGTCATTTATCATCTTTATTATGTCGCTAGCGTGGTAGCTATCAAGAGTATCTGCATCGCGGTCAATACCATCATCTATATTAACATACGAGCTACCCGTAGTACGCATTATAAAGCACATAGCATAATAAGGAGGCATGTTATTATGTGCTTGATTTCCTCCAGCAGACTCAGTAGGTGATTTGAACCAGAAGTTCTCTGGTCTACCCGCATTACCGCTAGCCATGTATCCTTGTACTACACCGCCTATTTGTCCACTCTCGTTATAAACCTGCCAGTTTGTACCATGAACATGTGATGGCATCTCGGCAGGTGTAAGTGTGTGTTGCTCCTCACCACCGCTTGCCCCTACATTGTACTTACTACCAGCGCCTACTACGAACTTATCTCTAAGGTCAGGTGTACCGTTAGTTCCGTCGCATAATGCGAATCCTATCGGAATCATTGCTACGCTACCAGACCACATTAGTATAGCACCACGTGGAACAGTGTCAACCATAGTCCATAGCTCATCTATGTTTTCTTCTATACCAGCAAGCTGCGCTATATGACTAGGGTCCATAAAACCAGCTTTAATAGTGTCTACTACCTTATGGTGGTCAGAACCATAGTTACCTATATGCGCATCCGCATCGTTTACTAGCCGTTGAATCTTATCCCTTACCTCAGCCATATGCGCAGCCTTAGGTTTAGTTTGGTCAGCAGTTAATACTGGGTCAGTAAAAGTTTGTGGTCCTGTTATACTTCTAACTAGAGCCATAATTACCTCCTTTAAGCATATACAGAATGACTTATCGTAGAGTCATCCGTATACAGTGTTCCTTCACCGTGCTCGAATTTTAGTTTAGTCCATGTAGCTCTAGTACTATTAAAACCACCTTCTATATACATGTATGCAATAGCAGTAGTTGCTCCTGCAGGCGGTTGTGTTACTATTTCATAGTATGAGCTTGTGTATCCTTGTGTAGCCTTCTCTATAACAGTGCTACCTACTTGAGTACTACCTGAATTAAAGAATTTTACAGCTATACCGAAGTTACCAGTAGTACTCGGTATAGCTTCCATAATTGCTCTATACGTATATGTCTCCGTATCCACTACAGTTATAGCTTCTGAGCCTATAAACGTATCAGCAGGGCACACCCCACCAAACCATAGAAAACCAGAACCGATTGTAGCGTCCTTAGTTACATTTATAAATTTGCTACTAGGTATAGGACCCCAATGGTTTAGACCTAACTTACCGCATGGGTTAACAATAAGGTTTACCCCAGTACTATCTAAGTAGTTACGCAGTGCTTCTAAGTCTATACCATTATAAGCACCTAATGTAAAAGGTTTTTTAGACAAAGCTATGACTATAAGTTCTAGGTCATTTAACCATTCTTCGTCGCATCTTACCTCAGTAATGTAAGAGTTGAGAGGCTCCATCCAACTTTCAGAACCGAATATAACGTTAAACATATGTGGTAACTCAAAAGGGTTAACATCTATTTCCGATTTAAGAACAGAAAGGCTATCGTCAACTGTAGCAAAAGCTATACGTACTTTATCAACGTGCTCTACATAAGCTATACGAAGTACACAAGGTACATACGTAGACAAGCTAGACTGTGGTAGGGTAATAGATGGGCCATATGTTGTTACACCATTATTTTTTAGCATAACTTTAAAAATAGGGTTAGCAGTATCTTCTGAGCTATGCAATACGCCTAAGCTAACAGTAGAATCCTCTGACGTAATAAATAGAGGTCCTGAGTTCCCTACGTGTGATGCTAGGCCATTAGCGCTAACTTTCATCCAGAATATAGCAGATATTTCCTTGTTACGTGAAGTCACTACTCTGGAGTATCTAGCTACGTTAGCCTCACGGGATGTATTAACCCATGAGTGCGCTATTTTACCTTTCTCTAACATAAGGTTCTTAAAAGTAACAGATACTTTAGAGTAGGTAAGACTATAATTTATGTAGATAGTTAGGTAAGCTGTGGTAGCACCCGTTGGCGGTACTACGCCCTCAAGATAGAGTCTACCAGAGTAACCATTAGAATTAGTACTAATAGTCTTAGTATCAAGAACTACGTTTGATGCGTTCTTAAACGTTATAGAACAACCTATAGTTACTCCTAGTCTCTCCAAGTTATCATCTGTAAGACACTGTACACTAAACGATAAAGGTGCCCCATCTTGTAGTGTAACAGATGGTGTAACGGCGTGTACTATACCCGAAACTATATCACCTTTAATGTCTTTGTTTGTTATAGTCATACCCTTACGGTTAAATACCGTAGTATGTTGCGTACCATTGTCCTTTGCTAAGGTTGATGGCATCGTAAGCTCTGAGTTAAAAGTTGGAATAGACGCGAATAGGTTAGCAGACGCACTCTGTACGAAAGCAGAACCTAGCATAAAATTATCCTTTATAAACACTGACGATAGTTCAGAGTTCAGTATCGGCTCTGCACCACCTACTACATCTTCTCCATCATCACAGTGTACAAGGAATGTAGTTGACTCTAGTATTGTAGGTGATATAATACGAGCAGCGTACTGTAGCGCATAATCCGTTCGCGCATCTGCGTCCATACACGCTAGAAGTGGCCTATTAAGAACACTAGGCGTAGGTATCTCACCATGGTTTATTTTACTATTTACAAAGTCTATCTGGCTAAATGCCTGAGTCACATCTTTTGCACCTCACAATAATAAAGAGTAGTTATTCTACTCCCTATTATACCTAATTTATTATACTATTTCATTATAATGCGCCGTTAGTCTAATAGTCGAAGAAGCAGCTGATGTATTTGACGCGCTTATAACTCTTGTGGATTCGTTTATAGTAATACCAATGCTATCTGAGATATGTGTACCGTTTACCCACATAGCTGAAGCAACTATGGTGTTTAAGTCCGCGTTAGATGGAAGAGTTAAACTTAGCGTACTTCCAGTATCTACAGTGCCAGAGTTAGTTATTGTCTTAATAGACCCTGCTGTAATTGTACTTACGGAACCTTCTAGGGCTGTTAAACGTGTTCCGTGACCAGTAATAGAACCTTCTGCTGTTGTTAAACGTGTTCCGTGACCAGTAATAGAACCTTCTGCTGTTGTTAGGCGAGTACCCAAATTATTAATTTGAGGTTGAGTAACAGCTTCAGAGGCAACTACAGCTTTATCGGTGTACTCTGTAGTAGCTATATTAGTTGAGTTATCTTTAGGAGTGGCTGTATTTGTTTTTGTTGGGAGCATAGTCCTCACAGTGTTTCTCATATCTACGACAGATACTATCCCTGTGCTGTCCGTCACAACTTTGTGCAGACGTATACAATCTTCACTTACGGCAGGAGCAGCGGCCCCATTAGGAACACTTCTAAGTACAATTTCCCCGTCAACAGTAACGTCCTCATATAAATCAGCAGATGTAAGTGGGGTACATGTCCATGAGTCACTCGCACTGTACGCCATAGTCTCAGAACTTATAAAGTAAACTGTAAGACCATCAATAACAGGGTGCTCTGACGAGAATACTCCGTCTTCTTGAACAACTCCATTCTTACTTAACGTGTACGTAAAATCTGATGCTCCAGGTTCTGAGTCAGGAGAATTTACTACAATGGTATAAACATCAGAAGGCAATCCCGTAAACTCACCTAGGAAGTAAGGGTATCGTGCAGCGGGTGTTGCGCCTATACCTGTAACATTTAGGCTCTTATACGTAAGCAGCATATTATCAGATGTTTGGTCAAGACTGATAGTTTTTTCACCAAAGTATATAACACCCTCTTCCTTCTCAGCTTCAAATGACTTAGGTGAGGGGACAGCTAGAGTTAGGCCGCTTCCAACAAAACTTTCATAGAAATGTCGGTACATCATAGCACCTTCACTGGCGTTAGCATTAATACCTTGAGGGCCTTGCGCGCCTTTTACACCCTGGATACCTTGTATACCCTGAATACCCTGAGGTCCTTGTGGTCCTATAGCACCCTGTGGTCCTACTGGTCCTCTCTCTCCTACTGGTCCTATGGGTCCAATTGGCCCCTGCATAAGAGATAGCCCGTCTATATCACCAGTTACGTGTCTGTGCCCTGTGTTAGACTTGTCATTTAATGCTGTGCCTAAACCATTAATTTCAGGTACATCGTGTCCATGAGGTTTAGGTGTTCTAGAGTCTGATAGCCTAGCGTCGCTATTAGTTACGAACTTATTTGTAGCACCAGGATTGCCGTTAGTTCCTGCTAAAGCTGCAGCCATACTCTCAGACAGAGACGAACCAGACGCAATATTAAGCTCTATTTTACCATTAACAATAGTTGGGTAAACATTACCAGAAGATAATATCTCAATAACGCCACCCCATGTTGAGGGGCTCACAGAGTTAGCTCCAACCTTAATACTGCCTATTGGCTTAATTGTGTCACTCATAAAGTCTAGCTTTTTTTTATCGTTAGAGTCGAATAACCCTGACTTTATTGCTGTGGCTAAACCTGGCTTACCATCTATGTTGTTCCAATTAACCTGGGAACCACCTGCTGTCTTAAGTTCGTCTTTAGTATAAACATTTCCATCCAATGTATTAGCTAGCTGAATAAGTTTATTAATTACCTCAGCATCAACCCTAGACGCTATTGGTACGTACGTAATTGATACCACAGCGTTGGACTTTGATACATTGAATGTTACCAGACCTTTAGCATTTACGTAATCGTATTGGTCTCTCCATTCTATTAGTACCTCGTTTACTCCTGGAGAACCAGATGTTATAACGTTATAACCGCCAGCTACTACAAGGGTATCCTTTTTAGGTATGTAAGTTAAGTACTGACTACCAGTAGAGTCCAACGTTAAAGACTCTGTAAGGGTCGCAGTCCTAGTTGGGTCTATATTATAAAGCATTGGTAGATTCACATTATCCCCACCTTTAATTCTTTTAACTATTTTATATTATACCTAGACGTTTACCGTTTATATAGGTATAATAGTAAGTAGATAATTCTTTTGGAGGTTGAGATACATATGAACAACAAACTTATAGACATCACTAATGACGCAGGTTTTGAATTGCTTGTTAATATGGTTAAAGAAGGTAGTTTAGACCGAATCAGCGATAAAACAGATATCGATATGTTAATTCAGAAACAGGCTTATGCTGAGGACGGAACTTTCGCAGATATTAAAGGAAGAATGTTTTCTATTGCTAGTCCTGTAGAGACATATCTATCCGCTAGGTACGCTGAGAAGTGTGCTAGTGATATGTCAGAGGATGTTATAGAACGTATTAATGAGGCTTGCGATATATTCAGTATCGATATTAAAGTTGAGAAGGTAGCCAAAGTGTTGGTACCACAAGAACAATTCGCTGTAGACACAGAAGATGTTTATAGTGAGAAGTACGCTGGTTGCTCTGACTATGGTACTGAGTTTGAGAACTCTTTAGCGGCTCGTATTATGAACATACCTGAGCACCAAGAAGATTACGAGCAACTAGCTAAAATAGCAGGTGAAGTACCCGCTGACGTAATGGTCAATATACTAAGAGAAGTTGATTCTTTCACAGGTGCAGACCTTCCTTGGGTTGCTAGTCGTGTAGGAACACCTGAGTATGCTGTGTATGAAAAGAAAGCATCAGCTATTACAGTTGACCTTGGTAAAAAGACAGTAGCTTTCGAAAAAGTAGCTGAGTTGGAAGAAACACTTAACGATATGGGAATAGACATTGATTTTGATGCTAACGACGCATACACTACTAAGTTAGCACTAGAACGACTACCTATTCAAATACGAAGAGCTATAGCCGATTTAATTTAAGGAGTGACTAATATGCGCGGTATGAAGGTTATTGAATTTTACCTGTCAGCAAAAGCAAAGCATCCCGACATAGATGATTGGTTGGCTGAAAGCGTAGTAGCAGAGTATGGCTACGATAGCCTAGATGCTATACAAGCTATTAGAGCATGCTTTGTTACAGACTTACCCTGGGAAGAGTTTAGGGTATTTGAAAAGGTAGTTCTAGTACTTAACGATAGACTTGTATTCGGCGAAATAGTACAAGACTTAGATATAAAAGAAATAGCATATGCGGTTAGCATTCTAAAAGGAATGTTCCCTGAGAATATGTTTAACGACGAGATATCTAAGTATATAGCCATAGAGGCAACACAGGAAGGTTTTATAGTACTCCCTGAGGAGCTAGAGTTCGCACAGAGGTTCATACCAGTTAGTTACCTAACTAGAGAGCAGGAACAGGTTCAAATGGCATACCTACAAGAGGTTGCGGACTACAAGAAAATGGCAGATGGGAGTGACTTTTAATGAGTCTTTACATGGATAGCTCTGGGTACGTAGATGGAGGCACTATACTTAACGATAGGCAGTTTTCCAATCTTATGGACGGTAGGTGGAGGTCAATATACCCTGCTCCGTTCTTCGACCCTATAGCAATGCAAACAATAGCTGACCCTAAGGTTCTTATTCAGTGGAGTAGATTCTTCTACGACTGGCACCCAATAGTGCACGCAGCTATAAATAAAATGGTATCCTACCCTATTACGGACTTCGTATTTGACACTAAGGACGATAAAATACGTAAGAACTATGAGATGGTGTTCCAAACACTAAACGTAAGAAGTCTTATGATAAAGGCGGGCTTAGACTACTTCATATGCGGTAATGCTTATATATCATTTATAATGCCTTTTAAGCGTATGTTTAAATGCCCATCCTGCGGTTACACATCATCAGCGGAGACATCAACTATAAAAGCTAGCATGTCTAAGCTTACGATGGTTTGTAACAAATGCAATGAGTCTGTAGAACCTCAAGTAGAGGACGCAAACACTCAAGATGTACGCGACATGAAGGCTGTTCTTTGGAATCCTATGAACATGCAGATAGACTACGATGAGGTTCTGGATAACTACGATTACTTCTATAGTCTACCTAACTATGTTAAGAGTGGTATACTAAAAGGTGAGAAAAAGTATATAGCAAAGTATCCAATGTACTTTATTAAAGCAGCACATGAGAAGAAACTTATACGTTTTTATTCTGACAAGTTGTTACACATTAGACGGGAAACACACTCTGCTACGTACCATAAAGGTCTAGGTCAACCATTAACAACGGCTGTACTCAAACCGCTTTTCCATTTACTAGTACTTATGAGAGCTCAGGACGCCTTGGCTATAGACCAAATATTGCCATGGACTATTATGTCGCCTGCACCTAATGCTGGCACAGACCCTGCTGGAGACATGGACTTAGGTGGTTGGAAAGACCAGGTTAAGAAGGAGTACGAGGAGTGGAAAAAGAATCCTCTTCGTAAAAGCTTCATGCCCGTACCTATCAATGCCCAAATGATTGGTGCCCAAGGTAAAGCGCTTATGCTTACACCAGAAATTGATGCCATTACAAACCAGATACTAGCAGGTATGGGTGTACCTAATGAGTTCGTATATGGTGGTTTACAATGGAGTGGCGCTAGTGTATCATTAAGAATGCTTGAGAACCAATTCATAAACTACCGTACAATGATGCAGCGCATGCTTGACTGGATAGTAGAACAGATAGCGACATACTTCGGTTACCCGCCTATAACAGTGAAAATGCAGAACTTCAAAATGGCTGATGATATCGCTCAGAAACAGCTTATCATAGGTCTAGCTCAGACCCAAGATATATCTAAACAGTCTATGCTTCTTGAAGTTATGCCTGACTTAGATTACTCACTAGAGCGTGACAAAATTAAGGAAGAGCAAATAGAAGCACTTAAAATGCAAGCTGATATACAGCGCGCTCAGATGGCAGGAGGCTTATCTCCTAATCCTATGACTGCTATCGGTGGAATGCAACCACAAATGGGTGGTATGCAGCAGATGGGCGGTCAACCAGGACAACAGCCAGGCCAACAAATAGGTGGACCACAGGAAGCTGCACCACCTACAGGAGGGCCAGCAGTAGCCCCAGCGTTGCCCGAGCAGAAACCTCCGAGAGCACAAGGCGCTAATCAGCAAATCTAGGAGGACACAACATGAATACAGAAATAAGGGATACACTAGATAAATTAGCTTGGTTAGAACTTTATACACCTCTCGATGGTACAACTAAGCGTCTAGCCGAGAAATTGATAAGACGTACTGTGCGTCATCAGGTTGCACCAAAGGATAATGCCAAGTCTAATCCACTAATTAATACACCGCGTACCACTCCTCCTATTAAAATGCCTGAGTTTAGTCAACATAAACCCCATGAGGCTGGAGTACCTGCGGCACAAAGTTTTGAACATAAGGTAGCATCGTATAAAGCTACATACGAAAGGAGCTAACACCATGTATCTTGATATGCACGAGAAGTGGGACGTTATCAAAAGACACGTAACAGATGGTATACGGTCACTATTCCCTATAGAAGTTCCAAAAGGTAGAGTAGAGCTTATAAGCGTTGAAATGAAAGAGCCTGAAAACCTCGTATCAAGTCAGCGTGAAGCTTTGATAAAGGGCGGTAGTTTAACCGCCTCTGTTTATGGTACGTTCAGGTTAACTGACGGTCACGGAGGTACAGTTGATACTGCTAAGATAAAAATACTTGATTTACCTCTGATAACACACCGAGGAACATTCGTAGTTCAGGGTAAGGACTATAGTGTATTCAATCAGATGCGTTTGCGCCCAGGAGTTTACACTACGAAGTCAGAGGAATCTGGTGACGTAACATCACGTTTCAACTTAGGTAAAGGTCTAGGTTTCAAAATAGAACTTAGCCCTAATGAGGGTATATTTTACGTACGTTTTGATAAGTCTAAAGCTAGTACAAGTAGCCCTAAGATTCCGTTGTATTCACTAGTTCGCGTATTAGGAGCCGCTGACTCAGACATTAAAGCTAGATGGGGAGAACGAATCTATAATGCTAACCACGATAAGTCTCACATAATAGAAGACGCACGTAAAATAGTTGACTTAACAGTATACGGGGCTAAGCGTACAGGTAATGATGTTGAGGACATACGTAACTATTTCAATGATACACAGCTTAACGGCGATACAACTAAAGTAACGCTAGGTAGCTCTTACGACAGGGTACAGGCTGGCGCATTACTTGATGCTACGGCTAAGATGGTACATGTTTATAGTGGCGCTGAACATGAAGACGATATGGATAGCTTGCTGTTCAAGGAAATCTTATCTGTTGAAGACCACCTTATGCTACGTATACAGAAAGGTATTAAAGACACAGGTGTACTTACTAAGATTAAACGTAAGATAGGTGAGGAAAAAGAGCTTCGTAAGATTATCCCTACGAATATGCTTACCAAACTGATTGAAACGTTCTATACTACGTCGTCTCTTGCGTCACCACAAACAGAGATTAACCCTATCGAGATTCTGGAAACAAACCATAAGATTACCGCTATGGGTGAAGGTGGTATTAAGAGTGAGCACGGTATACCTATGTCTGCCCGTAACTTACATCCATCGCACTTTGGATTCTTAGACCCTGTTCGTACAACAGAGTCAACTCGAGTTGGTGTCGACTTACGTACGACACATAACTCAGAGGTAAAAAACCGAAACATATACACCACTTTCATAGACCGTAAAGGTGCCAAAGTATCACTAAGACCTATTGACTTGAGTGGCAAAACGATAGGGTTCCCTGGTCAAGAAGGTCATAAGATAGTAAGAGTCTTGCTTAACGGTGAAATGAAAGAGGTTCCAGCAGCGTCGGTAGACTATTGGATGGAGAAGTCCAAGGATATGTTTACGTACACCTCTAACCTAGTTCCATTTCTACACAACGACCAAGGTAACCGTGTAACTATGGCTTCACGTATGGTTACGCAAGCAGTTCCTCTGGTACATAGAGAGGCCCCACTGGTTCAGGTTGAAGACGAGAGTGAGCACGGAACATTCCAGAAAAGATTAGGTACAGAGTTCTTCTCACCTAAAGCACCAGAAGATGGTACGGTTAACGAGATAGGTGAAGGCTTCATTCGTATAAATAATAGAAAAGTAGACCTTTATCATAACTTCCCACTTAACGAAAAGACATACATTCACATGACACCTTTGTTTAAAGTAGGAGACAAAGTAAAGAAAGGACAAATAGTAGCTGAATCCAACTTCACTAAAGACGGAACACTAGCTATTGGTACTAACCTCCGTACAGCTTACATAGGGTATAAAGGTTGGAATCATGAGGATGGTATGGTAATTAGTCAACACGCAGCTACTAAGTTAACATCTCAGCATATGTACGTTAAGGAAGTTGAGAAGAGTGACGACGTAACTGTAGACAAAAACCGTCTAATCAAGTTCTTCCCATCCAAGATAACAGCAGAACAAATGCGTAAACTGGATGATGAAGGTGTAGCTCAGAAGGGTCAGACAATACACAAGGGTGACTATGTAATCGCAGCTTTAGCTAAGCGTGACCTTACAAACTCTGACATGATGTTATCCAAACTACGCGGAGCATTAGCTAACCCCTATAAAGACGTATCGGAAGTTTGGGACCATGATAGACCAGGGACTGTAACAGACGTTATACGTAATGGTAACTTAGTCAGAGTAATACTTACCACAGAAGATGAAACTCGTGTAGGTGATAAACTTACAGGTGTTCACGGTAATAAAGGTACAGTAACACTTATACTACCTAACCACGAAATGCCTAAGGATAAAGACGGAAAACATATTGACATGCTATGGAATACAGCTGGGGTTATATCCCGTGTTAATCCTGGTCAGCTTTATGAAGCTATGGCAGGTAAGATTGCTGCTAAGACAGGTTCTCCTTATATTGTTAAAAATTTCTCCCCTGAGGATAGTAGTCGTAAAGTTATTAATGAGCTTAAAGCCCACGGTTTAAAACCAGAAGAGGACCTATACGACGCTAAAACAGGACGCCATTTAGGTGAGGTATTCGTCGGAAATCCACACGTTCTTAAGTTACATAAGCAAACAGAGGGTAACTTCGCTGCTCGTTTCACTAAGAACTACGACGTTAACTTGCAGCCTGCTAAAGGCGGTGAGGAAGGTTCTAAAGCTATAGGTCTACAAGATGTGTATGCTTTACTAGGACACAACGCTAGAGCAAACCTACACGAAATGGGAGCATACAAGTCTCAACGTAATGAGGAGTTCTGGGATTCGGTACGTATAGGGTTACCAATACCACCAGCAAAAGAACCGTTTGCGTTTGAGAAGTTTAAATCGTTAATTGGTGCTGCTGGTATCCACGTTAACAAAGGTAAAGACGCGTATACTATAGCTCCTATGAGCGACAAGCACATAGTACACCAATCTGCTGGTGAAATAAAGTCTAGCGCTTTATTAGCTAGTAGCATGAACTCTGTAAAAGTTGAACCAGGTGGTCTATTCGATGAGTCTGTAACAGGTGGTTTAAAAGGTAAAAATTGGGCTCATATGGAACTATCTGAGCACATTATAAACCCACTATTTGGTAACGTAGTAAAGACTATGCTTGGTGGTACAGACCCTTATGAAATGAAACCATCAGATGTAAAGGCACAACTAGCTAAAATAGATGTTGATAAACGTATAGCTGAAATTCGCTCAGCTCTTGGTAGTACTAAAGGTAGTCCTCGAGATAAACTACTTAAAGAGCTACGGTACTTAATGGCAGCTAAGAAACTAGGTATGCACCCAAAAGACTACGTACTGTCTAAGTTCCCAATACTACCACCACAATTCAGACCTGTTTACCCATCACAGTCAGGCGGTGTGCCGATGGTATCCGATATTAACTATCTATACCGTGATATGATGAACGTAAACAATGAATTGTCTAAACTTAAAGACTTCCCAGAGACTGACCCTACAAAGCTTAAGCTACGTAAAGACTTACAGCAGGCCGCAGGTGCTATCGTAGGCGTAATGAAACCTGTTAATAAGAAGAGCGAGAAGCAAGACCTTCAAGGTGTTGTACCACTCTTAACAGGAGGTAAACTTGATGGAGGCGGTACTTCAAAAGAGAGCTTCTTCCACCGTAAGTTAATGAAGCGTAACCAGGATTTAACAGGTCGTGGTACGATTCTACCAGACCCTAGTTTGCACGTTGACTACGCTAAGATACCTATAGACATGGCGCACCAGTTATTCAAACCATTCGTAATTAATAACTTGGTTAAAAAGGGCCTAACACCTATCCAGGCAGCTAAAGACGTAGCCGACAGAACACACATAGCATCTAGGGCGTTAGAGGAAGAGATGGAACGCAGACCAATACTATTAAACCGTGCCCCAACTCTTCACAAGTACAACATGATGGCATTTAAACCTGTAGCCGTAGAAGGCAAGTCTATATTCATACCACCTCTAATTATCAAAGGGTTCAACGCCGACTTTGATGGTGATAGTGTCGCAGGTGATACGTACGTTATTGTACAAGACACTGACGGAACAGTACGCTTGGTGAAAATAAAAGACGTTGAATAGGGAGCCGAAAGGCTCTCTTTTCTTTATCGAAAATAGACCCATAATTGTGGTATACGTATTGTGTAGACGGTTATTAATATTAAATATTTGGGGGAATTAATAATGGGAGCATTTATAGCATGTGCGATTACTGGTGTAATAGGTTTTGGGGCAGGAGCTCTAGTAGGGGCAGCTGTAATAATTAATATGCCTCTTGAACAGATAGCAGCAATGAAAGAGGAAATTAACCAAAGAGCGTCCAGAAGACAGTGGCAGAATAACGCGTAGATTTAATCAGAAATAACTAAAGAATTGTGGTATACGTATTGTGTAGACAAGTATTATAATAAAATTAATTGGAGGTAATTATAGTGGAACAACAAGTAATTGATGCGGTTGCTGATAAAGGTATTTTAAACATGGAGAACGGTATTAAAGTATTCGCAGCTGTTGGTGCATTAGCTATAGGCGTAGTTACGTACAGAGCATTCAGGAACGTATGTAACAAACAAAAACAAAAACAAAAAGAAAATACTGTACGTAAAGATAGTGGTAAAACTACAGTTAAAGAAACTATCGATGTAGAGGCTGAAGTTGTAGTAGAGTCCGATAAGGTATCGTAGGTGGGAATTAGCTCTCTATAGAGTTTATGGAGAATCATAGATTCTATAGAGGGCTAATCTACTTGATGTCCTAGATATATTAAAATAATAAAAATAATGGAGGAATTTATAATGAATGAACAAGTACTTAATGTGGTGGAAAACGCAGCGGATGTGGTTGAAAAACAGGGTTTACTAACTAAGGAAAATGGTATTAAAGCACTAGCTGTAATAGGAGCAGCAACAGTTGTATATGGCGGTTACAAGGTACTAATGTTTGGTATTAATAAAGTAAGAAAACCAAAGGCAACAGAGACTGTTAAAGAAACAACTCAAACTACAGAAACAAAGCAAACTACAGAAGAAGTAGTTGAAGAAGTAAAAGTAGAAAGTAAGTAATCCATAGGATTAGGGTGGCGAGGTGCTGCCCTTTAAATTTAAGGAGGTACTGATATGAATGTTAGTGCTGAGGTTGCCCAGAAAGTTCAAGAGATAATGAGCAGCAGGGAGTTTATAGACAACGCGGTACTGAGTGCTGTAGAAAGTGAAAAATTTCTGGATGCTGTAAAGAACGTAATGACCGACGCAATGGACGGTCAGGATGTTGTCGTAGTTATAAATGAAGCTGCGGAACCTGCAAATCGCGGTGGTAGTATAGTAACAGTAGAGAATGGTGTTAAGCTCTTAGCAGTCGTTGGTGTTGCTGCTACTGTGTACGTAGGTTTTAACTACGGTGCTAAAATGGTAGATAAATTTAGAAAATAGGGGGGTATGTACTATGTCGGAGAAGAAGAGTGGTGATGAAGAGCGTCAACGTAAAATAGATGGCGCAGTAGCCCTGATTGCAATACGTCACGCGCAGATGGTTGCAGAGGAGAAGTACCTTACAGCTAAACGTAGCGGCAAATGGTATAAGTAATAAGTAGGAGGAGAGTTTAGCACACCTAGTAAAAGTCTAACTGCAGCGTTTAACTATCATAGTTATAGATGTTGTAAGGTCGAAAGACTACATTTGCAGGAATGGGAGAGATTGTACAAATGAATACTGGTGATTTAATTGGTGTAGCGGTTTTGTTCGCTGGTGCAGCAATCGTGGCTATTGTAGTAGATAAACGCAAAGAAATTATACGTAAACAGAAAGAGGCACGACATACTAACGATTAAAAGGAATGGAAGGTAGATGAAAATGGATTCAAACATACGCACCATCACCGCAGAAGACTTGGAGTCTGTCGTACAAGGCATAAACTACGCGGTTGTCAAACAGTCGAAGAGTCTCAGCGGTGATATCAATTTGTTCGTCAAAATAGACGGCAAAGAGATAACAGCAGATACCGAGTCCGCCTGGACTGTAAGTCAATACCGTGACATACATAAAGGGATGCCAAATGCGATACTATATGACTGCGGTAAGGACGGGGTAGAATTAGTTGTGAAGTATCCGAATGGTTTCGGGCTTAGTGCTATAAGTACACCGCGTATCAAAGGTGGTAGGGGTTGTATAGAGGTAGCTATTAAATGTGGGAAGATGGTTACTTATGGAACACCCGTAGCGGATGATTTCCTAGAAGATATAACAGTAGATGAATTAGTCGTAATTATGAACCATGTATCTCATATAGACCCCTCAGGTATGGAATACGTGGCGGACTTTGTACCAGAAGAACGTTATAAAAATAAGAGCGTACTGCGGGAGGTATTTAAATGGTACAAGGTGGGGAAGAACTTCATGCTAAAGTAGACACAAAGCCAGAGAACACGAACATAAAGGCTGAGGATATTGCTGTTGCGGCGATATTCTCCGCGTTAGGGGCCGCTGCACCAGAGATTGTAAAAGACCCAACTGCCAGGTGGGTTTGCTGTTTAGGTATAGGATTATGCGTAGGTATTTACGGAACAAATATGGCTGTAGAGTTTAAAAATAGGGAGGAAAAATGATGGACGCGATTATAGAAAGTGCCAACAAGATTATAGCTGATAAGGGTATAGAACGAACAGTTCGGGTTCTAGCCATTGTAGGTGTCTACACAACAGGTAAGCTGGTTGTTAAGGGTGGTCGTAAAGTACTTTCGATTATAAGAGAAAATAAGGGGGAAAAATAAATGGAACAACAAGTGGTTGAAGCGGTTGTAGACGCCGTTGAAAAGAAAGGCTTCACTGGTGTAGAGTTAGGGTTCGCAGCTGTAGGGGTTGCAGCCGTTGGTATAGGTATGTATAACATTATCAGTGCTGTTCGGAGTAACGTAAAAGACGTAAAGAACCTTGGCGCTGACTTCGTAGCGGGTATGGAGGACCTCGAAAAAGACCCTAAATTCAAGAAGGTCCGTGAGACATTCGCTAAAGAAACTGTAGATAAGAAGATGGAATCGAAGGAGGCATGCTAACATGGTTATCGGTTATGCAACACTTATCGGCGTTGGTGTACTGGGTATGGCGATTGAAGGCACCATCGGCGGTATTAGCCCTAAGAGGAAGAGGAAAAGCTCTCTAGGTGAGATACTCGTACGTGTAGTAAAGGAGACTGTTAATGACGCATACGAGGAGATAATCAGGAAAGAAGCTATAAACGCTGAAAATGATAAGACAACCTCTAAAGATGAAACAGTTAAAAAGGTAGAGGACATTATAGAAGACGCTGTAAAGGCTAATAAGGAAGATGAAGTTAGCTCAGCTAAAAGCACTGTAGTTGTTGAGCCTGATAATGTTATAATAATGCCGAATGATAGCCCAGATGTAGCGGACGCTAAAGTGGAGGCTAAAAAAGAAAAAGAACAAGAGGTAAAAACAACAATAATTAGAAAGTAGGTGTCGGTATGAGAATCGTTAGTGTTAGGTCTATGAATCAAGGTGAAAGCTTCGCATGTATTGTTAAAGTAATCGATGACTTCAGGGCCTATGTTGAAGCTAACGAGGACAATGTCGATTGCAAAAAATCACATGTCGAAACTACGGAGGATAAGGTCAAGTGCCTTCGTAATACTAGCCTTATTACAAGGAAGTACTTCTTCCGCTTGTATACTATGATGGCTAAGCAAGGGGTGAATCAATGTGCATAAAGTCACATTCTCGTATAATAAAATAAAGCAGAGTTTCAAGGTAAACTCACACAACCATCATACTCAGGTTTTGATACCTGGACTAGAGGTTGATGAGATTCAGGTCACAAGCCCTCGACCATTCTCTGTTGAGGTAGTACATAATATTGGCAACCCTATGCCATCCACAATTAAGTCGAAACCGATAGGGCGTAAACCAGAGTAGATTGGTATAGTACAAGCCTCTGAGCGAGAGGCTTTTCTTTAATTATATAGTTGGAGGAACTTATGGATATAAATAGTTTTAAAGTTGTAGATAAGTATGACGTAAATGATAGAGAGACACAGAGAATAGACACACCGAATGGGATACATGTTATTGTCAGTATGGGTGCTACGTATGAAAGGCGAAGTATAAGACTAGTGCGTATGTCTGAACCAACAGTGGTGTGCGACCCACGTACGCTACTATCTCCTAGACGTATGGCTCACATGAATAACCAATTATACCGTGGTAATTTTATGGGACCAGAGTCATTCTATCTACATATGTCATCGAACCGCATGTACCCTTTATATCTCATAATAAAGTATGCTGGAGTACCCGACGAACCAGATGTAGATGCTTACCCACACTCAATTCTTGACACTTTTGTGGTAAGTAACATCGAGGAATGGTACCACTTACGTAATTGGATGTGGCAACAAGCTAGAGATAGCGGCAGTAATTTAAGCTCTATATCATGGATAGATAGGTTAAACCATAATAAATCATATCCCCTAGTGGTACGATTTTTCGTCGATGCGGATGATGGTTGGGATATCGATTTTCAACATCTTACAAAGGAAATGATGCTAGATATAGCAAGGCAGATACGGCGCTTAATATAGCGCCATTTTTTTTAGTATCGATTCTTACACACGTAGGTATAATATTACGTGTTAGGAGTTGATACTATGTTAATTGCACCACCTAAGAAAAAAACGGTGAGCATTACTAGGGCTGATTACGCACAGAGCATACTATGGCTAGATGGTAAACCATTTAGTGTAGCTGCTGTGCCATACATGATACCAATTATTAATTGTGATACAGAGAAGACTATCTTAATGACAGGTCGTCAGGTAGGTAAGTCCACAACGTTGTCCGCTACAATACTAACCGAGCAGACAGCTATACCACATTATCGTACATTATACGTAGCACCTCGTGGTGACCAGGTGTCACAGTTCTCAGGTGACCGTTTAGCCCATATGATTACCCACTCACCTATGATTCAGAAGTATTACGTTAGTAGTAAAGTAGTACAGCAGTCACACGCCAAAGGGTTTACAAATGGTAGCATGACATTCCTACGCTCTTGTTACCACACAGCGGATGGTATCCGTGGTATATCAGCTAACAGCATATTCATCGATGAGGTTCAAGATATTATACTTGATAACATACCAGTTATTGAAGAGTGTGCTGCCCGTAAAAACCCTAAGCGTATGATATTCTGTGGAACACCTAAGACATTTGATAATGCTATACAAAAGTTATGGGAGCAGTCAACACAGCATTACTGGGCGTTAAAATGTACGCACTGTGGTTTCTGGAATGTTCCTATACAGTTTGAAAACCTAAGTAAAGAGTTTTTATGCTGCTCTAAATGTAAAGGTCAGTTAAACGCTGTAGAAGGAGAATACGTTGCTAAACACCCTGACCGTGATTTCGTAGGATTCCATATATCACAGGCTATGGTTGCGGGCGTACCAGGAACTAATGTACCGTGGAGCAGGTTATATGAAAAAGTAGAGAACCCATTGTACGGTATTGGTAAGATGTACAATGAGTGCTTAGGATTCTCTTACGACAGTGGTAGTAAATTACTTACAGAGTCGGATATTCGTAAGTGCTGTGACCCTGATATGAATGTTCTTACTACGGATAGAAGAGCAGAGTGGGGTATGCAGTCTGTGTGCGCTGGTGTTGACTGGGGTGTACTAGGCGGTAACACACATACTGTTGTTACTATTGGGGGCATAGACAAGGATTTAAAACTTCGTGTTATATACTCGCAAAAATTCCCCGTTGACCAAAACCCTACAGAACAGGTAGATGAAATAGCTGGTATAATAAATAAAGCTGGCGTTTCCGTTGTAGCAGCTGACCGTGGAGGGGGTGTTTACGCAAACGCCTTTCTCAGAAAGAAGCTAGCGTATGCATCCCTACATGAAATAGAGTATAAAGCCAAGGTAAACGCTGGTATGCAGTACAACGCACAAGCAAGGTCGTGGATGACAGACCGTACTAGAGCTATGGCTGGTGTTATAATTGATATTAAGAGTGAGCGTATGGCGCTACCACGTTTTGAGGTAATGTCCGCGAATGATTTTAATACAGATTTGCTAACGCTATCATGTGAGTACAATGAACGTATACGCGCTTTCCAAATTATACGCGACATAAATACCCCAGATGATTTCGCCCATACACTCGTTTATCTCCGTATAGCAGCTAAATGTATAGCTCCATCCCCACGGGCAATAGTGCACGAATTAGAGGAGTTTATGCCACCACCAGGAATGTTAATAGAGGACGACAATATGCCACCCTACTAGGGTGGTCTTTTTTGTTATAAGTACTATGATGGAGGTGTTTATGGTGGAAACTCTTGTTATTAAAAACACAATACGCGGAGGTAAAAACATTGAGCACTTTGGTGATATTATAGTACTTGGTGATGTTTACCCAGGCACAGAGGTACGTGCTGGCGGTAATATCGTAGTTATGGGTTGTGCTCAAGGTACCCTAATAGCAGGAACAGTAACAGGTGATGCAGCGATTATCACCGTTGGAAGGTTCCAGTGTCCTCATATAAAGATAGGTAAATTCTCAGCAAGGCAAGAGACAATCAACCCTAGGGGCGCAGAGTACCTAGCCGTTGAGAAAGGTCAACTAATATCTAAAGTTATAAAAACCCAAAGTTAATAGGAGGTTAGAGGGATGGGAGAGGCAATAGTAGTAACGAGTGGTAAAGGCGGGGTGGGTAAAACTACAACAACCGCAAACCTCGGTGTAGCCCTGGCAGCAATGAATAAAAGGGTCGCACTGGTAGACACAGACATCGGGTTACGCAATTTGGACATAGTTCTTGGGTTAGAGAACAGAATAGTATTTGACCTAGTAAACGTTGCGCGACAGGAATGCGACGTACGTACTGCATTAATTAAGGACAAGCGTTACCCTAATCTACAGTTGTTGGCGGCAAGCCAGTCTAGAGACAAAGAAGATGTAAAACCCTACGATGTGCAGTTAGTCATTCAGGAACTGGTTAAAGACTTCGACTATGTACTTGTGGACTGCCCCGCTGGAGTTGATAGGGGATTCCGTAATGCTACCGCAGGTGTTACATCGGCGTTAGTTATAACTACCCCTGAGATACCATCAGTGCGCGACGCTGATAGGGCGATAGCTATGCTTGAGGACTTACATATAAAGCCTAGAATTATTGTAAATAAGATAAGACCTAGTATGGTTAAGTCTGGTGATATGTTAGAACTAAATGGTATAATGGATATATTGATGGCAGAGCTTATAGGATTGATACCTGACGATGATGCTATTATAGCGTCTACTAATAAAATGGCCCCAAGTGTAGCTCGTGTACCTGGCTCAAACGCAGCTGTAGCGTATAGAAACATAGCTAGAAGAGTTACAGGGGAACAAGTACCCTTTATGGAAATTAAGCCTCTTCCACTCTTCGAACGTCTTAGACGGGCGGTCAGTGGTTAATTTGGGACGTAAAGTCCCGCTTTTTATCAAAAATTGACCAATAAATTTGGTATATGTATAGTGTAGGAAGATATTATTATAGTTTCTTAACCATATTAATATAATATAAACTGGAGGAATTTGAAATGAGAGAAGATAGAAGAGACGGGTTCAGAGTAACATATGAAGGTATTGAAGTAGAGGTTATAGTTAGTGCTAGAGTTGAGAGAGTTGTTAGAGAATATAACATGATTATGTCTAATGTATATGCATCTGTTGTTTCAGCCTTAGACTATGTATTGGATTACAAAAACGAAACTGTATTCGCAGTGGTTGACTTAGGTTTGGAGTACACAGTAATAGCCGCTATCCACACAGAAGGTGTAAATGTATTCATAGACATAATTGAAATAATTGATAATACGAATGTATTCGTACGAAATGGTCTGGAGATAGTACGTGTGGGAGAAAAGCTACTTAATAAAAATAAGGATTAGTAGGAGGAATTAATGTGAATTTTGAAATAAGTCGGTTATCTTGTGAGGAGCCACCAGTACCAGAAGCATTAAAAGTTGAGTGTGATACAAAGACAGATGGTTATTATTACAGTATTCAGTTTCATACGATAGAGGAGCTAACAGACCTTACACGTAAGCTTGGGTTATGTATATGTATAACAGACGTACAAAGTGACACAGGTCTACACGAAATACAAATAATGGACGGTTTCTACTAAAATACGAGGAGGCTACACCCTCCTTTTTTTACACTCATTTTGTGGTATAAGTATATTGTAGGATAGTTTTATTTTATAGTACAAGGAGCCGATTGAGGGCGGCTACTCGGGAAGTGCCCGTACAGCCAATACTTTTTATTGGGCTGGTGTTACTATAAAGAATGGCATTCTATTCGCATTAATTTCCATACCAAGTTTCCTGTGCCTATCAGTACACAAAGTTGTAGAGACAGGAGCTTCACTACTCAAAGGGATGAGGGGAGGTAAGTAGCCTCCCTCGTCTACTATCAAAAGGAGGATGACTTCATGCTTTGTATTAACCTAACCAGTATCAGAGACAACAAGCCTATAATACTAAATAATAAGCTGGCGGCCCACAGATTATACTTAGGCAGCAGTGACGTACCTAGTTTCCCGAATAGACTAGTTTTTAGCGTCACAGCAGATGAATTAGCACGACTATCTGCACAACTACAAGAACTTGAGGTAGACTGGGTAACAGAGGAACTAGCAGCACTGGAAAGAGTACCAGTGTTTTTGGTTATTCCCTTTGCACTACGAGTTCAAGAAGAGGCGTTTACTAGCTTCCGTGAGAGGTCTTCAGCGGTGACAGAATCACAGCTAAACCTAAACCTAGGCCAACCTTCAATATTTATAAGGGGCTCACAATTCCCCATAATATGCACAGCGTGCGAACGGCAAGAGGAGTTAAAAGGTAGAAGATGCCCAGATTATGTAGAGGATAATTATGGGTGCTTCAAGACATCGAGGTTCGCGCTAGACGCTATGGACACATTCTACTTAACAGAGAAAGGGGAGCTAGTTTATAATGCTACATCAATCAGTGCACCACCAGAACAACAAGTGGAAAGTGACGCAAGTACCGCAACCATCGTCGCCTAATCATGACCTACCCGTACTATTAGACGAGTATAACCTATGCAACCTATTGGGGTACAATGGTAAGTATCCTTGGTACGTAGTGCACAATGCGGCAGAGTGCTACCAAACATTCTGGATAGACAAAGATACAAAATGCGTAGTAAGCGAGTACAATGAGGACCTTAACTTACGAGAAATATCAGCCCCTAATGGTTCATTAAAAACACTGCAAGGAAGACTAGCGGGTCTTGTGCTAAGTAAGCTTCCTAAGCACGATTGTAACTACGCCTATATGTCAGGAAGAAATGTACGTCAGGCCGCTGATACTCAGGTAGACGGTGATGTATTAATTCGTATAGACCTAAAGGATTTCTTTACACATCACTACGAACCTTATGTTCGTGCTAAACTTCATGAGCTTACTGGGTATAGTAAAGAGATGTGCTGGTTTATTACTAAGTTATGCTCACTCAGAGGCAGCCTACCACAAGGCGCTGTTACGTCTCCTGTTCTGTCTGTTGTTCTAAATTACGATATGGATGTTAGAATATCTGATATTGCAGCAGCACACAATTTAGTGTATACTAGATATGCGGACGATTTATGCTTTAGTGGTTCCGATAGAAACGATGCGCACCTTCACTCTTTTATCAACGAAGTATCACATGCAGTACACCCGTTCCGTGTAAACTGGAAGAAAGTTGATATTATGCGGAATAGTGCTAGAAGCTTCGTTTGCGGTATTGAAGTACGCGGAGTTACCCCTGAAATGGAGTTTAACCTTATTGAGGAAAATGGTTTTAAGGTTAAACGCACAGCATCAAAACTTATGTACACTACATCTAAGCCAGTTGCGGATGATGTGATAACTTCCATATCTAACAGTATATTAAGCACCAATGCTAATGTAACAGTACGACCCAAGAGGTTTTATATGCAGAGTATTAAGCGTATGCTTGGTATGCATTTAACTGACGGTATAAACTACCCTCGTGATAAGTATAAGAAGATGCGTGTAGAGGCAATGTTAGTATCCAAAGGAGCAACAAACGTAAATGTTGCACGGTTTAAAGGTCGGCTAGCATTTATGCGACTAGTAGACCCTGATAAGGCAAATAAGATTGATGAAATAATTAATAAACACAGGAGGGTGGCCCAATGAGTGTAGTTCAACTTGACCCAACGTTATTCGCTGATACAATACTCGAACTAATAGACGACCCACGATATGATAAGGTATTAGTGACTGGTATTAGTGGCGTGGACAAAATGGCAATATATGCTACGATACTGGAGTCTTTAGACGGTACAGGTCTTCGTTACGGATATATGATTAACGAGAACATTGTTATTATGAGCGCTGACGATATTAAGGATTACTTAGAGGAGTTAACAACAACTCTAATTGAGGACCAAGGATTAGAAGGCGAAGAGTCTGTAGCTTACAATCCTGATGCTGAGGCTACGCTTAGTTACTACTACGAAGGTTATGGTGACCCATTCGGAACTGTGGAGGACGAGAGTGAGGCGTTTAACAATGCAGGAGGTGCTGACGATGATACTCACACTATCCTATCAGACTTCCTACAGTCGGCGCTAGAGGATAGTATTATCGTTATAACTGGGGGCTACAGGGAAATCAGCGCAAACTGCGTAATGTTATAAATTCAAAAATAGGCCCTTGTTGTTGGTATAAGTATATTGTAGAGGAGTTTAACACTCTACTCGCATATCTAGGCAGGTTATGACGGGGACTTCTTCGTCTAATAATTCTCTCCTATCGGAGCTCCAGATGACGTCGTCATCGGGAAGCCTTCAGTGCACGCGTCTGCAGCTGCGGCCGCCCCGCGAGCACGGCACATGTCTAGCTTGATATGCAGGAAACGGAATCGTAGTAAACTTGTTGGAGATTTCTTCAACGCTACGTTGTAGCGACTTAGTCACGTAAGTCCGCATCCATAACTGGGTTGTCTTCCAGACGCTTCCCAGTTCTGAGCGTCGTACTTACTTAGACAAATCGCTGCTAGCTCAACCGCAGCGCCTTGATGGCACTGCTCACGAGACAAGTGGACTTCCGTTTCCACTCTAATTAGGTTATAAGCAGCACACGTTGGCGATGATTTCATCGCAACCTCAGCAATGAGGCTGCCGTTCACGTGAACCGAACAATCCGCGATGCTCCGCACGCGTATCCGTTCTCGTCACGTACACACCGCCCTCACCTGGTCCCCAGGATGAGATGGAATGTAGTCGAGTGCTTAACCTAGTTGAAATCATCTGGTGTAGAGTTCTACACTAACGACCACTGGTCGTTGCATGACCTGATGAGCTCAGGAGAGACTCATCTCGAGCATGCCGTCGGGCCCTTGAGCCCGCAGGCGCTAGTAAGAACTTGGTAAGCAAAGTTCCCGTAGTTCCGTATTAAGAACAAGATGGCGGTGACTTCACTGCTACCCATTTATTGGGCCGTAGAGGGAGGCCCTACTAATTGTCTGCTGGTCCTGGAGGAGTAATAACGGTGTCAATAACTGCAGTGTTAATGGTATTGAATTATCTGATTTCCCAAAACACTGAAAACATCTCTTCAGGTCTCCAGCTCTCAAGCCCAGCTTGAGAACCAGAGACGAGTTAAATGCGGAACGGTACAAGCCCGATACAGAGAGCACCTAAGATAGTATACAATGACGATGATTTCGTCGTCCATATTTATTTCCCCTAGGTATTATTTCTGCACTTCGTTCGAATTAATACCCTGAGGATTACGAGTTCCATAGTCAAGTATCTTAGGTGCTTAAAGTGTCAAAGAGAGAAAAAGGGGAGAAGCACAGAACACATTGGCGATGATTTCATCGCTTAAAATATATTACCAGCGGGCCATACACAGATGTGACTTCGTCAACATCCGTTACTGGACCTGCGGTATGACATCCGCCGCAGCTGCGCCTGCGAGCAGTGATGAGTGTTCTTCTCTCCTTTTTTTTAATTTTAGCGAGGAGGGATAAGTATGTTAAGATTCTTAATTTTATGCGCAACAGTTTATACTTTGATAAGCATAACAGGAAGCATATGGTGGATTTTATTATTTATACTGTTGTAGGAGGTTAATCATGAAATGGTGGGCATCAACAGACTGGCACAGAGACCATGCTAATATAGTACTACCTACGTTTGAAGGAAGACCTGAAAACCACTCAGAGTTGCTGCTAGAGAGACACAACGAATTAATGAGTGACGAAGATGGGCTACTATGCCTAGGTGACGTAATATTTGGCATGCAGAAGAATAACCTACATGAGTACCTAAATCAGTTCAGGTGTAGGTTAAAAGTATTAGTTAGAGGAAATCACGATAAGAAGCCTACTAAGTGGTACTTAGACCAAGGTTTTGATATGGTGTGTGACCAAATAGTTTTAAAAGGCATCCTATTCTCACACCACCCAGCCATGCTTGGTAGTGACCACGTACTTAACGTACACGGGCATGAGCATAGAGGTCTTCATCGTGACGACGAAAAGTTCTGGTTTCCTAGAACAGAAAGACACATACTACTATCCGCTGAGTATGCCGACTATTATCCTGTCTCCATAGGAGACCTGAAGAATGGTCGATACACGGTGGGTGGTAAGGTTTATTTTAAAAAGGGGTGTTCAAATGGATATGAAGCACGTGATAGACACCTTGCCGAGGAAAGTAGCACTAATGGTAACGGTGGGCAGTCATAACTATCTCTTAGCAGACGAGACGTCAGACATAGATAAAAAGTTATTTGTGCTACCTGAGTTCGATGATTTGTATAACATGGAATTATTTTCAATGCCTGATGTTATTACACCAACGGTTGACTATGCTGTTAACGACATACGTAAACTACCTAAGCTTCTATGGGGCTCTAATATAGCTTACATTGAAGTCCTATTCTCTAACGATGTGTGCAGCCCATACTATGGCGTAATGCCTGATGAGCTTAACAAATTATTTGGAGTTAGGAATCGTATAGCACGTATGAATCTTTTTAAGATGTTCGAGTCTTGTATGGGTGGTCAGTACCAACGTATGTGTAACCTAAAGAAGGGTACAGCTAATACCCAGCACTTAATAGAGAAATTTGGGTATTGCACTAAACAGGCGTGCCATGCGTACCGTAATATTGATGTACTCATAAGATACGCAGAAAACGGCTTCAAAGATTTTGGTAAAGCTATACGTTACGATATACCTGGTGAGTCTAAAATCATAATGGATATTAAACAGGGTAGGGTAGCAGAGCAGGACTTCCATGATTTGATGGATGATAAACGAGTACAGGCAATGAAACTTCGTGATGAGTATAAATCGAAACCCATAGATGAAGAGTGTCTATCCATAATAAATGGTCTAATTAAGTCTTTAGTAAAAGAACACATAGTAGGAGGTTATTAAAATGTTAGAATTATTAAAAGCGGATAAGTTAGCAGCATTTAAGGCAAAGGATAAGGTAAAGACGTTACTTCTAAGCACGTTGATTGGTGACTTAGAAAAGATAAGTAAGGATAAAGGTAACAACGTAGTAGATAATACTCGTGTTATTAACCTTATAGGTAAGTTCGTTAAAGGCGCTAACGAAGTGCTTAAGTACGCAGAAGCAGGTACAGCTCAGTACGAGAAGGCTAAGGCAGAGATTGAAATACTTAGTGCGTACTTACCGAAGGTACTTACTCGTGAAGAGACTAAGGCAGCGATTACTAACGCTATGGTAGCTATTGTTGTTGAGGCCAATATGAAAAATATCATGAAGTACCTCAAGGAAGAGTACGGCAACAGGTTGGACGGTAAACTGGCAAGTGGTATGATTAAAGAAGCGCTAGGAGGTTAGTACATGCCTGCCTTAGTATTCCTTTTAATAGTAATAGGCATTTTCTTCTGGGCAGAAGATGAGGTTAAGAACTCAGGATACGCACCCGTGTCTCAGTCTAGCTACAGCTCTAGCTGGGTACATGTAGACGGCGTTAAGGTACTCGATAAAGTAGAAGAGACCAGACGCCAAGGAAAGTTTAGGTCACAATACTACTTACTAAAGATAGAGAAGAACGGTGAGAGTATTATGGTGGTCGTAAAGGATAGAAGTGTATGGTCATCTATGCAGGTAGGAACAACGCTAGACTTAGACTATAATATGAAAGACATGAGTCTAGGGGCGTTTACCTATACTAACTTTAAGTAGGTGATTAAGTATGGATGGTAGCCACAACGGTAGAACATACACGCTCGATAAAATGACACCTATTATGCCAAAGAGAGTTAAGGTTAAGCCTGAGTGGGCAATGGGTTTAAGCTGGTATGAAGGATATGGTAGTGTTAAGAGACAGATGAATAAGCACGCATACAAAAAGAAGCAGCGTGCATGGAATAAAAGGGTAACGGATAATGGTCTAAAGGAGGTGTTAGATTGAGAGCATTAATAGTGTACAAGACAGTAGCACCTGTATCAGATATTCCTGTAATATTTAGTACGGGTGGTTATACGCTTGTGTCTGAGGACGGCAGGGAGTTTGTTCTAGACTTTACAGAGTCAGCAACGTCTTGTACAAAGGACACATACGGACATTACGTATTTGAGTCTGTGCAGAAGTTTCTAGACACTGAGTACATAGATACCTCTAACGGTGATGTTATTAAGTCGGAGGAGCTTACGATAGACTTCTTATCTAAGTGCAAGCTAGTAGAATCACATTATGAATGCTTCGCAGACGATGCGGAGAGTATCCATATCCCATTAATCGTTGAGGACTTCTTTGTATACAATTGGGAAGTACCTGATAGCCAGGTAAAAATTAGTCTTGAAGGGTTCGTAAATCAATAAGTATAGTAGGAGGTAAAACATGTGCGCGACTAAAATTGTTAACATTACTGATATTGCTATCTTAGTTAGTGACAGGTTATTTGTTAAAATAGTAAATGGGGAAGAGATTGATGTAAAGGCTGAGGAGCTAGCAGTGGGTGATGCGTTCGCAGTATATAGCGGCCCTGATAAATTGGTAAAATGTCATTGGGACTCCATATTCGAATTTGTATGTAACGGTAGTGTATTTAAGAATGAGGAAGACGTAGCTTACATTCCGTGCAAGGTGGTAGAACTTGAGTGAGAGTTGTACATTGTAAGAAAGAGCCGTTCGATATTTACATTGGGCGGCCTTCTTTCTGGGGTAACCCATACTCACACAAAGAGGGCACAGCCGCAAAGTACAAGGTCGACACAGTCGAGGAAGCTGTAGATATGTTTGAAAAGTATATCCGTGGTAACGCTAAAATGCTTAAGATGTTAAAAGGGTTAAAGGGTAAGACTCTCGGGTGCTGGTGCTCTAAAGGGCCTTGTCATGGTCACGTAATTATTAAAATGGTGGAGGAGCTATATGGTAAATAGAGGAAGAGTATTATTTTTCTGTGTAGCTGGTATGATAGCAACCCTTATTATAGTATTCGTATTTGGGGTGCTAGTACCTTTAGGAGAAGAAGGTAAAAAGAATAAAGCTAATACAGATTCAGCTGTGTGGGCTCGAGCTAAGGGCTTACGTGTGGTAGAAAAGTCAGTAGTAGTATCACCACCATCGCAGTATCCACAGTACTTAGTAACCTTTTCTGTGGGTGAGGCCAGGTACACGTTTAGGGCTACTAATAAAGCTGTATGGATGGCAATAACAGAGGGTGCAGTACTAGACGTTGATTACAATACGGGTGACTTAACACTTGGTTCATTAAGGATATCAGAGTAGGAGGTTTAGATATGAGTAACAAATTTATAAATGCTCAGTATTCAACAAATAATGTGGATGTAGGTGTATACACAATTAAGACAGACGAAAAAGTAGCTGCGAGACCAGTAGTGGCACTAATGATACCTAGAATGGAAGGTAATTATAATAAAGGTTTATTTGAGTGCGCAGTAAACACTCTGTCAGACGCAGCCTCTGCCTTACGATATAACAAAAAGGGTTACGAGTCTAACCAGACGGAGCATGGTATAGACGAGGACCTTCAACGTATTGTTAAGACTATGACTGCGACATTACAATACATTGTTAACTCTACTTCATGGCGTACAGGTGAGTACCACGTTTTTGATAGAGCTGAAATTGAAAATAGACTTAGGGGGTTGTCACATGGATAACGTAACTACTGATGAAACCGCATATGTAGATAAGAAGTACAAGTGGGCTGTTTATATGGGGAGGTTTCAACCATTCCATGATGGTCATATGAATGTACTCAATGAGGCATTTAAGGTAGCAGAAAAGGTTATACTTCTTATAGGTGGACAAGATAAGGCACGGCAGGTTAAGAACCCTTGGACTTACTTCGAAAGAATGACTATGGTACTAAACTCCGTTCCGTACGAATATACAGAAAACTTATTCGTAGCAGGAATACACGACCATCCGTATAGTGATACAGATTGGGCGTCGGAGGTTAGGTCTATAGTCAAGTACAACACAGAAGAAGAAGACTCTATAGCTCTTGTCGGTCATCAAAAGGATGCTAGCTCATACTACCTAGGGTTGTTTCCTGACTGGGAATACGTAGAAGTTGGTAACTACAAGAATATTGATGCTACAACTATTCGCGATATATACTTTAATCATGGTCATGTAAATATGGTAACATGCGTACCTAACGGAACAGCGGCTATAATGACTAGGTTCTTAAGCACTTCGACTTATTCACACCTAGTAGAGGAGTTTAAGTTCTTAAAGCAGCATAAGGCTGCGTGGTCAGGTACGCCATTTCCTAATGTGTTCGTAACAGTAGATATCGCTGCTATATGCGACGATAGAATACTGCTTATTAAACGTGGTGGTCAACCTGGTAAAGGGTTAACGGCTCTACCTGGTGGTTATATAGATGTAAACGAACGTATCGTAGAATCAGCTCGTAGGGAGTTAGAAGAAGAAACTACAATGCACTTCTCACCTGGAGCATTCGAACAACATTGTATAGCTAACAAGGTGTTTGACCACCCACAGCGTTCTCAGATTGGTAGAGGTATAACACATCTATTTGTGCTTGACCTTGACGACACATCTGCTAACTTATACGCAACAGCAGCTGACGATGCAGCTAGTCTATCATGGATACCACTATACGAATTGGAGCAGAGACGCTCCCTATTCAGTGGCGACCACTACTACATGGCACTATACGCTAAAGAGCAGTACTACAAGAATAAAGTCAAGGAGGCTACAATATGCGATTAGAGGTAATGACGTCACTTATTAACCAAATAATGGATATGGACAACAGAAGTATAGAGCAGCGTGTGATTAAGACTGGTGAGGAATATGGTGAAATGTGCGAAGCTGTATGCTCTGCGACTGGTGCCATAGGTTGTGGTTATAAGGGAAAGACAATGGACGATGTAGTAGAGGAATCATGGGATACAATAATCTGCGCATTATCTGTAGCTTTACAGGCTAAACCTGATATGACTCCTAAAGAACATAAGGAAGTTTTCATGCGTAAGTTAATTAAATGGGAACAAAAAGTAAAAGAAGGGCAGGCGGTTAATAATGCATAACTTATTTACAAATCTTATTTTGAATACTGATAGTTACAAGGCGAGTCATTACCTACAGTACCCACCTATGGTAAGTGGGTTAATGAGCTACATCGAAGCTAGGGGTAATGGTCAACGTAAGACGACGTTCTTTGGTTTGCAGATGTTTCTCATTGAATACCTATCTAAACCTATAACTCAGGCTGATATAGATATAGCTGAGCCTATATTCTTAGCGCATGGTGAACCTTTTAATCGCGCTGGATGGGAGTATATCCTTAATAAGCACAACGGTTATATGCCTGTACGTATAAAAGCAGTACCAGAAGGACGTAGAGTACCTACAGGAAACGTCCTAGTTACTGTTGAGTCCACCGACCCTCACGTATTCTGGGTTGTTAACTACTTAGAGACTGCGCTGCTACGTGCCGTTTGGTATCCAACAACTGTGTGCTCTATTAGTCGTGAAATCAAGGACTTGGTATCACAATTCTTACGTGATACATCAGAGAACACGGAGCCTGAAAGCCTGTTTAAGTTACATGATTTTGGTTCTCGTGGTGTAAGCAGCCGTGAAAGCGCTGGTATTGGGGGTATTTCCCACCTTGTAAACTTCATGGGTACAGACACCATTGAGGGGATTATTGCGGGTAAGGTATACTACGGATGCGATATGGCTGGGTTCTCAATTCCTGCGGCAGAGCACAGCACAATTACGTCATGGGGTAAATCTCACGAAGCCGACGCATACCGTAACATGGTTAAGCAGTTCGGTGGAAAAGGTAAACTCGTTGCGGTTGTTAGCGATAGCTACAACATATTCAATGCGTGTGAGCGTATTTGGGGAGAAGAGTTGCGCCAAGAAGTTATCGATAGCGGCGCTACTGTTGTAGTTCGTCCAGATTCAGGAGACCCTGTAACTGTTGTCCTTAAATGTACTGAAATTCTAGGAGATAAGTTCGGTTATACTACCAATGCTAAAGGTTACAAAGTACTAAAACATGTACGTGTTATCCAAGGTGATGGTATTGACAACCCTATGATTTATGACATTCTATCCACGCTTAAACGTAATGGTTGGAGTGCGGAAAACGTAGCATTTGGTATGGGTGGCGCGTTACTACAACACCCTAACCGTGATACTTACAGTTTCGCTATGAAATGCTGCGCCATCCGTAAAGATGGTGTTTGGCAGGATGTGTATAAAGACCCCGCTACTGACTCACGTAAGAAGTCCAAGGCAGGAAGAATTTCGCTGTACGAAGATGTAGATGGAGGTTTACACTCTGAAAAGATTGACACTGTTGAGGCAGTAGACCAGTTAACTGAGGTACTAGTACCTGTATTTGAGAACGGTAAAATACTTAAGCTATATACCTTCGATGAGGTACGTAAAAACAGCCAAGCGTAATTTAAACGAACGCTAAGGGGTCTAGAAGAGGACTTATGATTGAGTGTAATAGTTTGTACTAATGTGTTTACTATGTATCAACCACGAGCTTTCTAGACCCCTTAAAATTAAAATTATAAAAATACGGAGGATGATTTTCATGTCAAACGCAAGCATCGCTAACACAGTAAGGGACGCAATTCACTTAGCCAACGTTAAGAGTAATGAAGCTAGAGCACGTAATTTGGATGTAGTAATACGTGCCCAAGGCAGTAGGGTTGTAGCAACCCTTAAAACAAAGTTTGGTATTCCACGTGTAGTAGGTGAGGGTGTAGCCGTTTGCCATTCACACGACCAATTCAACTTAAACGTCGGTGAGGCTATTGCTATTCTACGAGCTTTAGGTGAAGAAGTCCCTGAATTTCTCACTAATTCCCCATTAGCTAATGTTAACAGACCTACTGTGCAGAACACAGCACCAGCATTCGAAGTTAGAGGACCTAAAGTAGGTTTCCCTGGCGATGTAGCACCTGCAGGACTGAGTGGTGCCACTATGGCTCCTGTTACCAAAGCACAGTTAGACGCAATATTCGATGAGTTTGGTGGAGACGCTGATAAGCTAGCTACCGCATTAATCCACTTGCGCAGGTACGTTATAGATAACGTAGCATTAAGATAAATGGCAGATATAACGATGTGTTTAGACGCAGAGTGTCCTCAGAAGAAGACTTGCTATAGAGCTAACGCTACTATTAATGAGCACATGCAATCCTACTTCTCTGAGAAGGTACGTACAAACGAAGGTTGTAGGCATTACTGGCACGACACGCTTACGTACAAACGTAGTAAACGCAAGTAGCTAAGGAGGGTGTAAAAGCCCTCCATTTTTTTAGCATAAAACAGTGGTATAAGTATATTAGAGTGATTAATTTAGCAAAGAAAAGAGGTAATATTTTGAACATCACTGTAAGACACAGAACTAAGGTTGATGTACTAAGGAAACAACCTGAGTCGGTAAGTAGATTCGGAATAGTAGCACAAGAGATTAATAGGATTCTGTATCGTCATGGTTACGAGATGATTAGCGCAGTACCAAAAGGCTCACTCGAAATGGATATGGCCTATATAGACATAGACAGTCAAGAGCTGTTCGACAACCCTGCGGGCTACCCCTTAGAGTTGCAGATGGGATTGTACGAAGTTGACACCCTAGACATCGAAATTGAGGATGACGAGGTCGTACGTTCAGAGTTTAAGGAGCTAGACATGGATGCTGAGTTCCATTATCAGACATTTGGGTGGGCAGAGGAGCTGTTGGCTATGTGGAGATTAGCTTCTAGGGCGTCTAATATATCATTGAAGCAGATACGTATAGCGTTAAACTCCGTAGCGGGTATACATAATTCTGCGCATATACAGTTTATAAAAGATAGTGATACAAACCCTAAACTAGAGACGATAATATTGAAGACTGTGGACGGATTCATGTCTGCCTGCGAAGATATGGATGACTTAGGTGTAGACGTGGCTAATGTGCTAATAAATAAGCCCATACCCAGGTCTAAGTCTACTATCCCAATTTCGTATACTATTAACCCTGGTAAGTACATTAATATGAAAGTTCGTGACATGGGTTAACGTAAAAAAGAGAGGACAAGTCGCCTCTCTTTAATCTAACGTATACCAGCAGCTCTTTTGAACTGGTCTATATTTTCATAGACTACTGTACCCCATTGCTCTTTCTTACCACACAACTCTATTACAGGACAACCTGTAAACTGAGGTTTGTAACCTCTGTCGGATGCGTAACCACCCCAAGCTAAAAAGCTTCCTGCTTGTACATGGAGCATCTCCCTCACCATCCACTTCTTGGTAAAGCGGTTTACACTGGCAACAGGTTCGCGCTCAAAGCCATTTAAGTGTTTGTGTTCGTAGAACATAATATCTACGCCCTGTAACCACCCAAACGTTGAGGGCTTCTTAGCGTTATGCATCGTGCCGATTACGTATGTGTTCTTTCTGGCGTTTACTACTGCAGCACCAAATCCTTGAAAATAAGGCACATCTAGTAAGTCTGCTAGTATCTCTTCTGGTGCCATCTTATTGTCTCTCATGGCCCTTTCGTGTCCGTGGTTACCAGAACGTACAAATAGTATCCTATCTTTTATAGGGCGCAATTTGTTTCGTAGTTCTTTTACTTGGTCATACCCATGAGAACCTTCGTCGAATACTGAACTCTTAGTATGTATTCCTGAACTTTCAGTGCAATCTCCACCGATTATAACATAGAAGTTAGGTATTCTCTCAATAAGGCTAACTGTATCATTAAATTTACGAGAATGATGATGGCTAGCTCCTACATGAACGTCTGCTAAGTCTGCTACGTATGCGTAATCTGCGTCTACCCTAATGTCCGTAGTACATGCGTTAAGTTTATGTTCAACTATCTCCATTTAGTCACGACCTTCCTCTTTTTTTACGGTTGATATCCGATTGTCCAATAGAACTCGAAGTACATCCCTGCTATCTTTGTATATGAACCGATAACTGTACGCGCTATAGCTACATTATCTCTAGTGTAGAGACACGCTTCTTTGAGCGCTATTCCATCAATGTCTGGTTCAGTTAAATCGTAAAGAACAGCAAACGTTACCTGCAACCCATCGTTACTGAACGTAGGTGCCGTAGCTATAAGGCGTTGGGAGTTATTTACAGGCGCTATTAATCCTGTGTCGAGTATTGTAGGAGGTGTGTCGTCCTCTCCAAAACCAATCTGACTTACAAAAGGTAGTGTACTTGGGTCTGTCATTATCCCGCCAAGTAGTTTAACTATCGGCTGCCTAATTTGTAGCAATATATTATTACGCTCAACCCGTTCACTAACAATATTATGGTTAGAATCTCGTTCTACTATGCGTACAGTACCCTTTAGCTCTACAGGTTTAAGGTCACTGACACTAGTTATCATGTTAATCATAACGTCACCTCTACTTATTATTATACCTAGTATACATATTTAGTCAAGTGTTTTTTTATTAAACTAGATGTTTCGCTAACATAGCGCCATTATACAGCATACTTGCTGCGTCACTTGCCTTGTCAACTTTACCAATAACACCTAGAGCCTTGTTGGATGGAGCGTTCTTACCCAGCACCATATTAGCTCTAGGTGTACCGCGTAGTTTAAGACCTTCTCTTATTCCTCCACCGAACCTCTTAGACAGTGTGTGTGCATCTTTTAAAGCGCTAAGCCCTTTACCCGCACCACGAAGCATCATGTATTTTCCAGCTAAACCCGCTAGCCCAACTACACCATCAGGAGGTAGGTGCCCAGCTATAGTGGGGAAGTGCTGTGCTACCATAGGAATTAGGTTCTCTATTAACGCCCTCTTCTCTATGTATCTATCTTCGTATGCTGCATATTTATCAATAAAACCTGTATAGTTATCCATGCCTATACCCGAACCTCCTATACTCTGATACTTATATCTAAACCTTTAAAAACTGGTGACGTTATGCTCGTGGCTTGCAGTGTAGCCTTGAAATAAATGTCCCCAACCAAACCCTGTATTGGTGTAGAAGGTACGTCTATCCAAGTAGCTTTATTGTCGTTGCTATACTGAACAAGCACTGACGTTGTTGACGTTACAGCTTTAACTACTCTTACACTTAGCTTCTTAGGTATGCCGCCAACGTTAATAGGTGGACTTACTGACGTACCTGTTGTACCTAGGTTAACAACCAGTCCTTCTATACCAAGATGTGTAGTTCCAGTATTAGTCCACTCATCTAAGTCCTCATGGGCGATGTTTTGGTCACCGTATACAGACTCCATTCTGTAAGCGCTTAAGTTTGTATCTTGTGGTATAACGGTTATAACCTCACTATTTACTGGGCGTTTTAAGGTAACCTTAGAGAATAAGTGTTGTACTTGTGGGATACTAGAGTCACTAACACGCTTACTTACAAGCGGAATATTAGGTGTCATAGTATTTCTACCGTACCAGTGACTAATATGAGGCTCGACGTAGGAAAGCTGTTTAGGCTCTGAACTCCAGAACTCCTGAGTTTTAGTGCCCTCATCAAGTACGTGGTAGCGTAAACTTCCTACAAACCAGTCATAATCTGATGTGCCCTCTGGATACACTATAGGGTTAACTAGTTCTGGGGCATATAACCAGTGCTCCGACCCAGGAACTTTACGACCACCCCATATGGAGAACGCGGTAAGTCTAATTTTACATACGTCTATCACTTCAGGCATATCGAAGTCCTGTGCATTGTAAAACATAGATAGTATGTAGTCAGTACGTGTAGATGAACCATCCAGGAGTAGTTCCCATATGTCCTGATAGAACGTGTACTGTCTCCAGTCTGTCTTATTAAGGTTTATACGGATGTGTGCTATGAAGTACTTTAAGAATGTTTCCATCATAACATCACGGTGTGAAGGTTGGACAGCACCGTCAACCTTATACTTCTGAAACAAACCTGGTATTCTGTCTAACCACCATGAAGGATTAGTCTTCTCAGTATAAAGCTCTATAGCGTTTGCGAAAGGGGAGTGCTTTTCGATTGTGTCCCCAACGTTGTAAGCTAGGTTAGCACCGCCTAAGTTGTACCTGTACTGGTCTGTGATTACATCCCCACCAGCAGTATTAAGTATAACCTCGTTACCGTACTTAGCAACAGGGTTATTTACCATAACGTTAGCTGCTGATACTATATTATGCAGCGTAGGCCCTCTGTAGAATAACTCCATAAGAGGAACCATACTATCTCTGTAGCTGAAGCTATCTGTTCGTTCGTACCCGAATGCTGTACCAAAGTCGTCAGCTAGACGAGTACCAGAGTATAGACCTTTAGACACATACATACTTTCTAACTGGGGATACTTTATAAAACAAAGCTTATGGTTCATTAACCTAAAGTCTACAATATTCTGCAAAGTTATCGTTGGGTCTACATGTGCATCGTGTAAACAATCAATATACAGCCACTCTGCGTCTACTTCGAATTGGTAAGGATAATCGCTACCAGCTACGTAGGTATTGGCTAGAAGGTCTATAGGTACCCACGCTACCGTGTTACCTGGGTTGTGCTCTCCTATGTCTACTATGTCATATGACTCTAGTGCCTGATACCCACCGTTTTTGGCAGCTAGAACACCGTTAGAGTATGAGAACACACTAAGCAGCTCTGGATGCTCATAGAAAACTTTCCAAAAGTCAGGTCGTAGGCTTGTAATCCAATCACTAAACCTATACATTCTAGACCACCTCTACAGTAATAAGGTTGGCGTTAGTGTAAAATACGCAAGTTCTTATAGATATTTGCGTGTCGTCGTCCACTAGAAATTTTAAGCCATCAATCTCTGTTGGTTTTAAAACGGAGGATGCAGGAACTCGTACGCCATTTAGGCCAAACTTCTGCATATCAAGGTTCTCTGATATGTAGTAACATTCGAGCTCCATAGGTAAGTGTACGATGCTGACACCAGCGTTACGGATGCAGTGGGCTATCTCAGATACTTTAGGTGAGCGACTACCGTTAAGTTCGGTTATATACTTTACAAAAGCACTCTGCACCGTTGATTTAACACTAGAACCTCGTTTGTCCGTCACCCTTATCTTACCTCTTACCACAAGAGGCCACATTTGCTTGATTAAGTTATTAGAGTGCAACGCTTCGTGTTCAGTGTGTGTTGCGAAATCATGCATTGGCTGTATGTTTGATGTTAAGCCAAACATGTTTGTTTGAGGTGATAGCCCCGCTATAGTCTCATTCATTGAGCCTCTATTGAATATATCAACATCGCCAAAATCTTGAGCGTTCCACTCTGCCATTAGACCATTAGGGTCAGTCTCGATACTTTTACCATTAAAGGCATATGGAAAACCAAGTGGTTGATTGTACCCTTGTACTATGCTATAAGGCTCTGCTCTAACGTAGAAGTCAGACATACCACCCTTATGTATTACCCCTGCACCTGGAAGTTCTATAAGGTCGCGACGCATCTCGGCATCCCTAAGTCCTATAGGTACTACCTCTTTTACGTTGAAGTTCTCCATAAGAATACCTCTAACGCCTCTATAAGCTGTAAGGTTCTTAAGTGTCATAGAACTTTTAACCCTGTTATAAACGTCAGTGTTTGATTCTATTACCCCACCATCGGAGCTATCTTGAAGTACAAATGCCTTACTGACGTACACAGCTACAGATTCATCCTCGATGGTTACGAGCTCATTCATGTAGGCGTTGTACGCGTTACCTTTAGCAGTTGATGTTATGGTAACGTCAACGTAGTAACCTAGTTCTTCAGAGCCTGGAAGTTCTAGTTTGGAGAAGTAGTAGTCACTATCTGTAGTATATGTACGTGTATCAGGTAGGGTAATTGACAGACCTTTTGGAATGTAGTAGTCACGTAAAGTGTCGAACACTATTCGGACAGTTGCGTGCACGTAGTCCCCTACTTTACGCTCTTCAAAGAACCTGGTTATAAGTCTATCAAGGTCTTCTGAGCGCATGGTCTTATAGTTCTCAAGAACGTTAGACGATATAAGCTCTGCGTTACCCTCTGCTTGACGAGTCCATAGGAAAGCCATTGGACGAACAACCATCTCGTAGAAAGGTGTACCAGGGCCAACGTCTAAGTCTGGGTAAGCCTCTGTAAGTATCGACAGTATTTCAGTTTCTTTAGTACTCATTTATATCACCTACACTTCTAACGATAAAGATATGGAATCACCTTTTAACGGGTAAAACATAATCTCTATAGCGATGTTATTTCTGTTGTTAATGGATATGCTCTTAAGCTCTATTGAATCTATGATGTCTTCCGACTTTAGATTAGTATCCTCATTTTGAATTATAAAGAACTGCTTAGTAGCCTCCTTTACCTCATCCCTTATAAACAACTCAACTTCTGCTGTGTTGTACATATTCATCAGAGGTAGCTGGGCTAAATGTGTGCCGAACCAAGGACGAAGTGTATCTGTACCCTTTGTTGTTAACGCTATAACAGTGTATTTCTGCATAGAGCGTATAGGCCCTGCGGCCTTAAGATAAGGGTCAGTTTGATACGTAATTCTAACAGTGCCTAATCGGTAGCTTAGTAGTGGTTGCATTAGTACTCCTGTTTTCATGCCTTACTCATAGCCTCCCCTTTAATCTCCGCTCTCTTTCTTAGTACTTCTGCCTGAGCTTCTGCTCTTTTAAGTTTATCGGCGTGCGTCTGTAGAAGCTGTGTAGCTGCGAGTTCAACGCCTTTCATATCATTTACGGACTTCTGAAGGGCAGACTTCTTATCAGCCCGTGACATCGACTTTAACATACCCTCCAGACCTGTGTAGTTTACACCTGCAATAACTTTACTAGGGTCAAGCACATTTATGGATGTTAGCGATACTGACTTAATCTGATTAGCTATACCTTGCATACTGGATACTAATGCATTAGGACTTATAGGAAGTAGGTCAACCTTGCTGAGTATTTCCTGTAGACCTGAGTTTATACTAGGTACTTTAGTATCCTGAGCCCTACCTATTAATGTGTTTGCCTGTGTTATAACTGAGGGTATTAGCGCTGAACTTACCGCTGTAGGGTCTATAGACTTTATAGGTCTGTACCCTGGTGGGAATATGGAGTACTGCTTTAATGGGTCGTCTAAGCTTCCCATAGAACCAGTAGGTGTCAACCACAAAGCTGTAAACTCTACTATAGAGTTACCGTATGTACCTATGTGTACTTTGCCACCATCTACGTAGTCTATAGTTATTTTATGCCAAGACTGGTCTGTAAAAACATGCTCGGCTATTTTATCGCCAACCCTAACGTAGGCTTTACTTCCTGTCTTACCAGACTTAGCGCTTATTATTAATATGTATGACTTAGATGTATCCGTTATTGTTACGTCGGTAGACTGTGTATACGGTGCTACTCTACTATCATCTACGGTTACGAACCTAAATACCTTTGAGGGGATATTTTCGATAGTCGTATCAATTATAGCGCTTACGTCGCCAACGCTCTTAGTGTCAGTCTGCTCTTCCCACTTAGATGCGTCGTACATATAAGGGTCAGCTACGAATACGTTGTCGTTGGGTTGCATAACCTTTGTAGGTGGGCCGTAAGCAGCGTTTACTATAGACAGGGCAAGTGATTCGAGTTTAGTGTCATTAGCTAGATAGGCAGCATCGGAGCTATTTGTTATGTAACCTAAACCTATTACAATCTCGGTATACTGCGCTGATATGTTCTTGGTCTGTACTTTATAGCCTAGAGGGTATACAGGAGTTGCGCCCCACTTGGTTAACTCTGAGCTTACTGTAGCTGCTAATGCTGAGTACTTATCGCACTCAACTGTGTACCCCTTAGGCTCTGAGCTTATGTCCTCTAAGCACTTTATATGGAAAGTTACCGCAGGGGCCATGTAAGTTATAAACTTATCCAGCTCTATCTGAGTCTTTGCCTCTGATGTAGACCTAGTTAGTTGTACAGACTCACCCTTATCCTGTAAGTACTTACCCAAATAGGACGCAAATTTATAGTTTACGCCATAGTCACGCAAGCCGTTAGCCTCTATAACTCTTTGATTGCTTCCTCCCATTGGGTTAAGTACTATCATCGTTAACTACTCCTCTCTTTGTAGAACATGAAGGGCCTGTTGCACCTTATCTATCGCATTGTTTTTTACCTTGTTGAACTGGTATGGTGTCATACTTAAGTCCCTCATTATCTGCTGTGCCGACATCTCGGGTTTATTGTGCGGACCGCGAGGCCCTAATGTATGGTCAACTATGTGTTTCTCATGGTCAGTCATAGAATGGTAAGCGTTTCTAAACGCGGAGCCAGCTATGTCAGAGTCAACAACTCCAGGGTCATAAACCTGTTTGCTTTCTACTAGCTCCTTGTGGAAACGTTTAGCAGCGTTCTCGACATCATCGACACCCCAACCAAGATACTCAGCTATTTCTAGCGATGTAGGCTTTCTACCAAATACCTCTGTAAGATAACTTTCAGCTTCTGTGTGCTTAGCATACTTTAGAGCTATGTTCTCTGGGAGTCTAATGGCTTGTTGATTCTGAATGTTTAACCTACTAAGCTTTTTGAAGTTATTCATTACATGCGTACTTAGCTTAGCCCCTGCGTTAGGGTCATAGGTATCAAAAGCTTTTAAAGTCATCTGCTTTAACTGTGCCTCTACTACGCTTTTAGCGTTTACGTTACTGTGAGTAGAAGCATGCCCAGCTATCATACCCTCAAATCGATGTAGTAAGTCCCACGTAGCCTGCTTGTTACCCGTTTTATGCTGATGCCACAGTGCCATATCTTTATCTTCGTACTCATTCTTAGGCTTAAGTTTACGCTGCATCTGACGTTTAGCCTGTTCCATTTGTTCTTTTAGATTATTTAAAATTGGTCGGTTGTTTAACATTGTATTTACACCACCATATAATTCTCTGTTACTGAATATTATACCTTAAAATTGGTATAAGTATATTGTAGAAGAGTTTTATTTTTAATTTTAGCAAGGAGGTTGTCATGAAATACTTTGATTTGTTTTGCAAATGGTTTGCTAGGGCTTATTTTTTATTTATGTTCATAAGCTTACTTATGGTACCCATAACAGTTAACACAGCTCAGATGCTCCATGAGCTACCGTGGATATCGACAGTGCTTGCGTTAATATGCGCACTAATAGCTACGGTAATTGAAGGCACAGAAGGGGAGCGAACAATATGAGATTTGTAAAACCTAGAAAACCTAGAGGTAAAAAAATGGACGGTACCCACGCGTTAGACATGTGTTCATGCTTTGCGTTTCACTGTGACCCTAGTACAATGTCTAGAGCATTTGAAGCTAAAATACGGAGAAGAAGGTCTGCAGGCTTATGCCCATGTTGCGGCGCACAACCCTGTATATGCAAATCAAGTAGACTATTAAAAGTTCCAAAAATGGTTATAGGGGGTAAGGTATGAGTGATGTAGCAGCAAAAGACAGAGCACCAGAACAGTTACTGTGGGTGGACGATAAGTGGCACAACTATTTTTATAGGCTAACTTTAGAGGCGGCATCCATGTCCTCATGCTTGCGTAGAAAGATTGGATGTGTTATAGTTAAACATAACAGGATACTAAGCACAGGGTACAATGGTGCACCGTCTAAAGTACCACACTGTGAGGTATGTCCTAGAGCCAACCTTCCATCAGGTGCAAACTTAGAAAAATGTGTAGCTGTACACGCAGAGCAGAATGCCATGGGATGGGCAACTAGACAAGGTATCGCTTTAGACGGTGCGACAGCTTACGTAACTGTTCAGCCTTGTAGTAGCTGCATGAAGTCCCTAATAACTGCAGGAATAGTCAGAGTTATATACATGGGTGGCTACCCAGACGATATGACACTATACCTAGCAGAGCAAGCAGGTGTGGAGATGATTAAATTAGAAAGGATTGATGGACAGTGAATTGGTATGAATTTAAGAAAACGATACTGAGCCCAGAGGAAATAGCTGAAGGTGAGAGGGCGGCAACGGTAATGTCAAAAATACTACTAACTAAAGGTAGTCGTAGGCGCAACGCACAGAGAGCGTCAGATATGCTTTTAGTAGGAAGAGTGCTTAGGGAGGGTGTTTAATGTATAAAGGTATATTGTATAAAGGTTCTATTTACTCGGGCGTAGTACTTAGTGACGCTGGTGTTCCCGTATGTAGCTCTTGTAAAGATAAAGAGTCTACAGCAACACGGACTATGCACCTTGAGGGTACGGACTGGTACAGCAATGGTTATCAATGTGACTGCGGGAACAGTATCAGTGTAAGCTCTAAACGTAAAGGGTCGTACACAGAAGAGGACATAAAGGAGGAAAAGTCATGAGTAAGTTAGGAGTAATGGTAGGCTTGCCACGCAGCGGCAAGTCGACTAAGTGTATGGCTTTAATGGAACAAGGCCATGTAATCATAAACCCTGACAGAATGCGCTTGGCTTTACATGGTCAGGCGTATCAACCGTTGGCGGAGCAGCTAGTATGGGCTATAGCTGACTTAATGGTACGCACTCTACTTATGCAGGGGCATAATGTTATAGTGGACGCTACGAACATAACACGATACGCTCGCGGTGTTTGGGCAAAGGTTGCTAAGGCTCACGGTATAGAGCTAGATATATATTGGGTAACTACCCCTTACGAAGTATGCTTGGAGCGCAACAAAACGTGCTTAACAGGGCGTGTAGATGAAGCGGTAATAACCCGTATGCATAGTGGGTTCCAAGAGCCTAACGGCAGTGAGGGAGTAATCCATGCATTTAGGGAGGGCGACTGAGTATGGATAGTATTATGCGTATCCCATGGAAAATAGAGCAGCATGTGGGTAACCAGGTAATAGTTTCCTACGTAATTAACGGAGTAGACTTGAAAGCGACCTTGACTATTCCAGGGGCAGATGATAAAATAACAGAAGAGATAGTGCTAATAGCTATTGAAAATCAGATAAGAACGGAGGCTCGTAAGCGTAGATTTGTGGGTCTTTCTGGGGAGTTAATATTAGCTGCTAATGGAGGTGAAGTTAGTGACACTGGGGAACAAAATCCAGCCTAGAGATTCTATTGCAACATTTGTAAATGTTACAGAAGAGGAAAAGAATTTAGAAGTTGATACATTCGTAGCTGGTCTAGCTACAAAAAAGTACCACCACATTAGAACTGAGAGCATGGCTATGCCTTCAAACCAATCAGGCGCAGTCATCGTAACTCACGTATACTACAGGGAGGTTTTACCAATATGAGTAGGTTTTGGTCATCTTTTAGGCAGCTATTCGGAGTAATATTTGCTGTCGCTTTTGTTTTGTATCCGTTCACTACGGCGTTTAATATTTATAGCCGCTACCCAAATGTAGATTGGGTTATGCTGGCTCTTGACGTATACTTTTGGTTAGCTATGTCAGTAGTAATTGGGATAGAGATAGGCGTAGACGTAGTACTTAGGCTAACAACGGATAAATATGGTAAGGACTTCTATAGGAAGGTACACTTAAGTGTTTTAGTTTGTATAGCATTAGAAATACTATGGTACATTATTAGGTAGAGAGGGGTAGGTAAATTTGTTTACTTGGATATCAAAATTATTTAAGGGTCTAAAGAATTGGCTGTTAGGCACAGATGAGGTGCAATTCGAACGTATATCATATGACAACAGAGGAAAGGCAGAGGCGTGTGCTGAATGCGCCCCAGAGATAAAATCCGTGTGTACGGGTAAGTCTGACCTACACGCAGCCCGTATTTTAACGGCGTCTTATAGTAACCCAGCAATAAACGCTATCACTGTACGCGATGCAGAGGCTACTAATAGAGAATGGCAACGACAGCGTAATGCGGACGCGTTAGATGCGGCAACTATTAATGATATGAGGGTCAAAGCCCTAAGAGCACGAGCTGCACACCATAAGGCGGTATCCTCGCTGCGTACGCCACCTACAAAGGAGCCCCTACGTACAAGTATAAATACTGCTAGACGTTCTGCCTCAGTTAGCCATTCCGACAACAACAACTACCACACCGATTCGGATTTTCTTACAGGTATTATCGTGGGTGCTACGGTAGTACACGGCGTAAACTTTGAATCCAACGAACAATATGGTGGAGGTTCTTGTTTAGGTGGTGGCTCTAGTAGGAGCTGGGAGGATACTCCCTCAACGTACGAGCCAACTCCAACTACATATGATTCTACCCCATCGTTTACAGATACAAGCAGCAGTTTCACAGATAGTGGGTCTTTCGGTTGTGACTAGGAGCCATAAGGCTCCTTTATTTTTTGTATAAATAACGGAGGTGTAATAATGGATGAAGTACAAGAGTATGAGTTCAGAATGCCTATTGGAGACTGGTCGGGTGATGGTCACAGCGTCTGCGACTATTACAGTGCGTACTCAAATCAGCCAGTTGAACAAGTACGCGAAGTTCACTTTAAAGCCAAAGAGGTAACAGGTGTAGACATAGAAGAAATATGTAATGAGTACGAAGAATCAATAATAGAACAGGACATCGTTGATAAGCTTAAAGGTTTAGGCTTCAAGTTTGAAGACTACTTCAGCGAGGTAGATGACGACGAACTACACGCGGACTCCTGGCTAATGGTAAACATATGGGTGTTCCTGTTAATGAAAACAGACAATACGTTAAAGATTACGATACAAAAAGAAAACAGTATACTTATGCTTCCTTTTTACGGATATGATGAGCATAAACGCCATATGAGTTTCGTAGGTTATGGGGTACTAGGCAATTAAAAATAAGAAAGGGAGGCATATAGCCTCTCCTTTTTTTAGCGTACATCTGCCTCGTTGAAAGCAAAGCCGTCCATTATATTACGGGTGTAACCCTTTATCTTTTCCTGTACAGCAGTATCGAAGAAGTCTGCACCTTCTGCGTTCTTAAACCAACGTAGGTTCCTGTCCTCTACTACGGTAGCACCGTCACACACCATACTTAAGTGCTCCTCCATAGTAGTTATAGGACGCCAAACTTTTTTTAGCATAGAACTCACAGAGTCATCGCTTGTTGCGTATGCGGTACGGCAAGCCTGTGCGCCTGACTCATCTATACGACTAACCGCATCACCAAGCATAGCTTTATACGTTGCACTTATGTCACTCACGTACTCATTCTCTATAATTGGGAAGGCAGGCGGTCTAGGTTCTGTGCCTATATGTGTACCTGTAAAGCCTACATGTGTCGACCAAGAGCGCTCAGTTATTTGATGTGTAACGTCTGTTACGTAACCATACACATTTAGAGAAGATGTATCTGAACCCTCTATACTTAAGAACGGAAACCCTGGAACCATGTACGGGTTGAAGTACGTCTGCATACTGCCATTTCTATTCTCGTACCTATTGCGAAGAAGTGTGTACGACGCTAACTCACTAAGTGTCTGTCCTATACCCTCTGGATTAGTATTAGAAGTTAGTATAGTTGACTGTACTGTCTTGCCAGCGGCTGTTGTAGTTGTAGGCTTCTGGTCTGATACTAAAAATAAGTATAAGTCTTCGCCTTGATTACTACGCAGTATACGTACACCGTTCTTCTTCTCAAACGACGATAGGTTACGCATAGGGTATCTTTTGTTCTCCATAGTACCAAGACCAACTACCTTCTGTGTCCCATCGTCATTATTGTCTATAAACGCCATAGTTACTAATTGCGACAACGTACCCCCACTCATACCAAATATGTTTGTAACAGGGTCAGATATCATTAGTATACGCGTCGGTTCTTGCTTAGGGTTACGGGAGAATCCGAGAGACATCTTCATCGATGGGTACACCATATTACAAGATGGGGGGTCTATGAACATAGTTTCAGGTTTAATAACCATTACTTTGTTGTTAGGCAGCGTCGGTATGTAGTACATGTTATGGTAGAACTTGTGCATAAAGTTAGCTAAGTACGAATGTAGAGTATACTCCATACCCTGCTCAAAACCCTCTACCATCTGCTTAGTAAACGCCAGGCTCTGTGCAAACTTGGCAAACTTAAGTATACCACGTGGGTCCTTACTAGACGAACTACCGCTAGTTGAACCAGAAACATTCATGCTTACTTTGCCATCACTGATACTCTGGGCGTTGTTGAGTACTTCGGTCTTATACGCACTCCATTGTTCCTCGTTATCCCCGTTGGCGTAACCACCGTACTGCTTTAAAGCGGCCTCAATACTCCCACCGTTAGCTTTAGCCTGCTCTGATAGATAATACGTACCAAAGCGTATGTTAAGTTCAGGGTCAAAGGGGCTACCATTAACCCCTATACGTTCTGCCAAGCTATTCCATGTAGGCTCTATTATCTGCATTAGACCCATGGCGTTAGGAGCGGCCCCTGTGTTAGGGTTACCGCTACTTTCTGTATTTATTACTGAGAGTATGACGTTTTTGTCTACACCGTACATATCACCGTACTTCTCAGCTAAAGGTTTCCATTGGTATATAGCCTGTGCTATATCTGTTCTAACATTTACAGCCATGTTAATACTCCTTTACCATCTACGTTCAGGGCCGACATCAACGTGAACGAACGACTCATCTGAATAATAATGTATACCTCTGAACCCTACTTTAGCAGCGAGGTCGTATAACTGGTCACCCGAAATTACGCTAGTAGGTACATCCAAGTCAGCCGCCATACCTTTAGTGTGGTAACTCTGGGCTGCTCCACCTATTTCATAGTTGTAAGCCTCTGAACGGAAACCAGAGTTAATATCGAACTTAACGAATCCACCGTTATAACGTCTAACTTCCTCTGTAAGAGCATCTAACTTATCAAGTAACTCCTGATTCATTCCAGGCCAATCACTTTCTCTATTAGGGTCTGACGCTGACTGGAATTCTGACTTAGAGTAGTACTTACTAACGTCTGCTGTCGCCGTAGTCTGACCTTCAGATGCTTTACCACTACTTGTGTCTGTGCCCGTCTTATACTGTGTATCATATGTAGGAACTGGAGAATCAGCGGTAGCTTTAGATACGCCGTATATGCGCTTTAGTATCTTCCACCCATTCTTGTCATTACCTAGTTTATCGTGGTAGTACTTGCCAACCGCTGAGTCCTGTGTACCCTCTAGTATAGCACGCATTAATTGGTATACTATGTCAGCCATGGACTCATACCCTTTACCTGCCATAATGTTAGCTATTAACTTAGTGCTTACTTTGTTCTGACCAAATACCATAGGCATAGTAGCGTCTCCTACCATACGTGGGTTAGGGTTAAACAGATACTCAGAAGCATCTAGCGTCATTAGCTGCATCAATGTAGTGTATGCTGAGCTGTGTATAGCTGAGATAGACATTGTAGCCCCATTTGCATCGGTGCTATACTGGAATCCAGACATCTCACCGTCAAACAATAAACGCCATCTGTACTCGTACTTATCGTCGGGTAGCATATCCTGGAAAAATACGTGAACTTTGGTAGTTTCAGGTAGGTCTCTAATTATGCTGGAAGCTGGCAGTATTATGGTACATGATGGAGGTGAGGCCAACCCATAAGACACTGTAGCACTGCTATGTGGAACCTGAACACCCTCTAGATACACTTCTACATTTAAATAAAACTCACTTGTGTTATCCGCACTCTCACCAACACCCGTCTGCGAGTTTTCAGATGGTGCGTCAGCTATACCTGTAGGCTCTGCTATCACTGGCTCCACAGGGGGAGACTGGATATTAGTAGTAGGGTTTATAGCAGGTGTTGTAACAGTATTTTCAGGTACAGTTGTGTCCCTAGTATCGTTGTTACTGGCGTCGGCTTGCGCTCTTATTACTACAGTACCGCTTGAGCTACTATCACCTTTTTTTACAGTTATCTCAGGTATACCGTAGTTTATACATGTGTCCCTTACCCACCATATAGAGTTAAGTATTGAGCTAGAATCGTCAGATATTGTCATCTGTAGGTCGCCGTCTGATACGGATACTGATATCTTATCCTCCATGCTACCTAGAGAAGCCATCGCCATATTGCAACGGCCCTTCTGCTCTAGTGTTAGCTGTGAGTCCTTTATTACCTGTTTATACGTCGTAGTCCATGAAGTAGAAGCCATTAGACACGTACGCCCCCTTTCAACCTAGAACCTAATATACTTGATGTGGTATTAGTACCAAGCATCTTGTTAACCTGCGCTGTAAGGGCCCGCTGCGCCATATTACCTAGCTTATCTAGCGCTGCTTGCGTGTTAGAACTCTTACTCGCAGTTACTGTAGCTTTTGTTTTAGCCGCACCCACTGCTGCTGGGTCTAGAGCCGCTGTCCCTGCTGCTGATACGTTAGCTGTCTTAGTTACTGCCGCAGACGCTGCTGATGTCTTAGAGTCTAGTGGTACAACGTTAGCTAAGTCTGATGTGCCAACTACGTCTGCTGTTCCTGTAGTACCTTTTGCACCAGAAACTGTGCTATCAGGAGTGATAGTTACAACTGAGTCTGTCGATGTGCCACTACCTTCAATACCGTAAGCCTTGTTAAACGCTTCGTTACAGACTAACATAGAAAAGTTCATTGGTATTACCATATCGTTGTCTGACGTTATGCTAGTTCCTATGTTGAGCATGTATCCTGTGTAGTCTGTGAAGTCAGGTAGTACTAGTTTCATACGCACACGGTACTTCGCTAGCCTACTCGCTCTTAAGTAGTGCTCATAAGCGTTCATAAACGCATGATACCAGGTAAGCTTCGACTTATCATGGTCACATATCAACAACCCTTGAACAGCTAGAACCATAGGTTCCCTACCTGAGAACGTAGCTGCGAAGCTATCTCCAACTGTGGCCTGTATCATACTTCGCTCACTTCTACTCTCTTGTATTGCTGTTATTATAAATCTATTATAACGTGCTTTTAGTGCGCTGTAAATAGCATCTAAATTTTGTTTATTCTCACCTGATGCTACACCAGACATAAAGTTACCTGTATCTAGCAGCTTTATATACCCTAATTTGTTATCATCGTCGCTACCATCGGTACGTGTAAAGTTTATTAACCGTGCTGTACCTGAGTAACTTGATATGTATGCGTCCGTGTTTATTACTTTTTCATCGCCAGCGTTTGAGCCTATACCTGTAGATATACCAAGTGTTTGAGGGTTAAGTGGTTCATCTAGTGGGCTAGGATTCTCTGCTACAATGTCTTCTTCACCAGAGTTGTACTCAAAACCAACGTCTCGAACACCGCCACCTCTATCCTGCATGTAAGTTCCGTTGCTCATAGCGTTATTAAGGTACTCAATGCGTGCTCTGTACTCGGTGGTACTGATTATACCATCATTATAAGCCTGCTCCAAGTAAGTCCTGTCGGCGCTATATTGCGTTTCAGCATCTTGGCTTACAAGAGCTAAGCCTTTAGTTCTATCAACGTCAGGACCTCTTCCTGATATTCTATCTACTACGTTATTAACTGTTGCACTTGCTTCACCAATTGTAGAGTATGAGCTACTGTTAGCCTCCGCAGCGGCAAGCTGACTAGCAGACGCTGTAGCTGATTGAAGCTGAGAGTGCAACTCTTCTTGCGCAACAGCCTCACTATTCCCACCTGTGTACCCATTTAGTACAGTGGTAGTTGAGCCATCCGCATTACTTGTAGTTGAAATATTAGCGTTTTGTGCAGCTGCGTCGCGATAAGCCTGTAGCTGTGCCGCTCTAGCCTTTAGAGCCTCCTGTTGTGCTACTGTTAGCTCAGGGTTTTGAGTAGATGTATAGTTATCTAATACGTCATTTGTAGCCATATACTACCTCCTATTTGAGAAAAGGGCAGCTATTACGCCGCCCTACTTTGTTTACCACCATGTACTAGGTGACAATAGACTAAATGTCTTGGTATTGCTATTACTTTGGTTTACAGGTGATTGTGGTAAGCCACCCATACGCGTCTTCTGGGCTAGTGAATCTATAGGCTTACTGTTCTCACCCCGTAGTTTCTCTTCTGCCTTGGCTATATTACCGTCTACCATCATAACACGCATTACACCTTTACCACCGTAGTCTTCAATAGCACTTTCAACTGAGCCTTTCTTAGGTTTAGTGTCCATCTCTTTCTGCATGGTTTCAAGTGATGTACCTAGTAGCGAATTTCGTATTGAGTCTTTAACGTCTGCGTCTGATACCTGTTTATCGCCTAGCAAACCAGCGTACTGCTCACGTAAAGAGCGAACGTCTCCACTACGTATTTCTCGCAACTTAGACTGTAACTCTTTACCTTCTTTGCTACCACCCTTAGAGCCTTCGATAAACTCAGAGAACTTACCGCTACGTATAGCGTCTGTTATGTCACCACTGCTAGCATCAAAACCCCATATGTCGTTAACACCACGTGATACTCTATCTAAACCACCTGAAGTACCTGCTGTCTCAAATAGTGTTGCTAACTTAGTATCTAGGCTACCTTCACCACCAAGGAAACCATCCTTAAGAACCTTAGAGCGTAGCTCACCTGGCCCCATCTTAGCTAGTTTATCAAGTCTCTGTTTAAGTACAGGGTTATCTATGGAATCCCAATCAGAGCCAGATAGCTCTTGCCCTTGCGCTAGTTTGTCTACAAGTCCACCGAAGTTCTGTAGCTTACCAGCACCACCTTGTGTATCCATTATAGCATTAATATCTTCATAGTCAAGACCTAATGCTTTTAAGCTTTCGGCTATTTGGCTAGTACCTATTGACATACCTGTAGATGCTTGCATAGAGTACTTATCCGCACCAAATGTCTGACCTATATCTTTAGCCATAGCACCTGCTGTTACATTGAACTGCTTGTAGAAACTGTCGTTACTACCCATCATCTTGTTAAGGTTACTCATGTTGTCGTCGCCACCCATGTACTTATTGACGACACCATAAGCTAAGTTACGTGTGGATATACCGTTTCTCTTGGCGTACTCTGATAGTATATTGTTATCGCCAGTTGTCATACGGCTCATAAGCTCATTACTGCTAGTCTTGTCGTACTTGGTTAAGTCTATACCTGCCTCAGACATTATTTGGTATGCCTGCTCTGAGGATAGGTTCTTAAACCAGTCAGCGTTACGAGTAGCACCTGTGATTTCACTTATACTGGAACCTGACATCTGGTCTGCTAAGTACTCAGCACCACCAGCCATTTTACCGTGGTACTGTGTAGCATTCTTGTAATCCGTTAGTGAGCGTTGACCACCAAGAGACATATATTTACCCATACGTGCCATTGCCTCCGAAGAAGACATTGAGTTAGGGTCTAGTATAGTCTTAAAGTAATCCTCATGATTCCTAGAACTCATAGCTTCAATTGCTGGTGCCATATTAAGACCTGACCTACTAGCTGTTAACCTAGAAGAACCCCAGAATCCTGTGCCACCACCTAGACCAGATTCCCTATCTGCTAAACGGTATCCTTCTTTATACGCGTCCTCATTTACCCCTATAGTATTAGGTGAACGTCTGTTCTGCAACATATAACGTAGATTAGATAATGTGTCACCCTTGAACTCCCCAGCACCAACATTTGGCATACCTGGTGCTCCATCTGGCTCACCTATAAAGCTAGCCCATGAATCATGCATTCTCTGTGCTGGGTTTGTTACAAAGTAGTTGTACATCTGACTTGGTACCTTCTCGATAGCTTCACCAGCTTCTCCTAGTCCACGAGCTCTGTGGTACTTCTGAGCATTTTCGAAGTAGTACCCCCTGTCTGCATGTCTATCGGCTTCCTTACCCATAGCTGCAAATGTGTTTGGTCTAAACTTCTCCATAGCCCATTGCTTGGCTAACGCTGTTGGAACATTGATACCCATAGACTGCCCTATTTGCTTTATCATTAACCCAGCAGAGTTTTCGTCGTTCATACCTGGCATATTGTCTAAAGCTGCGAATAGCATCTTCTTAACATTACCGTCTAATCCACCCTGCTCGGAAGCACTAGCGTTTAGGTTTTCCTGGTTCATCATGAAAGATGCGTACTGCCGTGTATCACCAGCTATACCAGCTAATGCCTGGTGCATTGTAGGGAAGTAACCTTTGTTAGCAGCGGAGTTAAACTTATCCATGCTAAAATTACCGCCACCTGTCCAACCAGCGGCAAGCATCATTTTACCTACACCGCCGTGTTGCATCATACCTGCTGTAAGGTTAACGCTTGCACCAGCTAGGGCACTATGACCACCTGCTGCGGCTATCTCTGCTGTACTAAGCATACGCCGCTTTTCTAGTTCATGAGATAGAGCCATGTTCTGCATAGCAGGAATGATACCACCAAATCCTGGCATACCGTGTTGTGCGTAAGCTTGCTGTCCCATTTGTGCCGCTTGCTGTAATAGCTGTGAACCTGGAACACCCATCATCTGACTGTATTTATATGTGGACGAAGCTAAGTTGGTAGTGAAACCTGGACTCTGTAGTACGTTGACACCCATAGTCTTCAAGTTACCTATCTGCTGCATAGCCTCCTGTACGTCTTTCGAACCCATAACACCAGTAAGCAACTTAACCATACTAGCTGCTGTCTCCATCTGCTTAACTAGTTCTTCGGGCTTTCTACCTTGGAACATGTTCTGCTGTAGACCTTGCATAAGTACGTTTCTATAGCCCTCTGAACCTAACCTTGTATCAAAGTCATTAGTGTTCATAAGCTCTCTGTAACCGTAACCAGCTATGTTCTTAGCTACCGACGCAGACTGATGGTTATTGAACTCATTACCGAAACGGGTAGACATACGGCGTATACCTGATATATCTCTACCATACACCTGTGAGGCATTACTAAGTGCATCAATGTAAGGGTCGGCTATCATGCCTGCTATACCCATACCTATACCACCTAATGCAAAACGCCCTAAACCTGAGCCTGCCATACTACGCATAGCTGATGGTGCCATTGAACTGCCAGCCATCCTTACTGCACCCCATCCACCTAAAGCGCCGAAAGCCATACCACCCATATGCGTAGTAGCATCCACACCAAACTGTGTGAAACGATGGTTCATCTCATTTTGACGCTGCCAACCAAACTCCATACCGCTTACGTTATAAGGTCTTTGGCTAGTAACCAAACCTGTAGTCGACATATTAGCCAACGTGTCTGCCATAGGACGACTCATACCACCTGTTAGGTTCATAGACCCATACGCAGGTATATAACTTGGGTGTGGTTGAACATTGGCTTGCGGCATTGCAGATGCCATATTCCGTAAGGTCATATGAATGCTGGACATAGTAAGATTCAAAGTTTGGAAACTCGTGGCTAAAGAGTCTCTAACACCTTTCAGTGTTTGCGACAAATCGTCACGTACCTGCTGTGCAGGAGTAGCCTGCATTATATTACCATCTGGGCTAAACAGCTCTCCGTAAGCCATGTTCTACCACCACCTTAATACTAAATTGCTTTTAACTTACTTATATTAATCTTACGCACGCCATCTTTAACGGGAATCTTTTTAAACTGTGCGTACGTCATCTCGTATCGATAGTCCCAATCGTTGTCCACAAGGACTACTTTCTTAGCTTGTTTAAAAGGGCTTAAGTCAAATTCAGCTATATTAGCGAACTTTACTCCGTCTTCAACTATATACCTTGTAGCATAAACCCACAGCTCTAGCCTCTGAGCACCATGGTTGTACTGTCCTACGGAGATATGCACTGCACTTGGGCTTATGACACTAATGTTTGTAATCATTATTTAACACACCTTTCAACTTCACATTTTATACCCCATGTGCCGTCTGACTCAAATGGTGCGTCAATAGCTCTGAACACACTATTACCTCCAGCGTCAACATGAAGCTCCTCTAGATTATCATCCTCGTATAGTTTGAATATGCTTCCCTTACGTAGCTTCTCAAAAGGAATAACGGCCCACGTACCATCCTCGACTACTAGGACCTCAACCAACCTTTTACGCATGATGCCCAACTCTCTTTCGTTTAATTTACCTAAATACTATTATACCTACTTAGACATAAAAAAAGAGAGCCTAAGCTCTCAATTATTTAACTATATGGTTCTCTATACGTGTAGCGATGGTCCACTGTTGTATTTCTCTATCAATGTTTACCTTACTGTCAGTGAAACCGCCTGTTATTACTGGTATAGGTGGTATTTCCTCCCTTTCAGTGTACACACCTTTGGCTATGGTAGGTACGGGCTTACCATACATACCTACTAGGTTCTGTGCCTGAGTAGCTCGGAAGTCACCTTTTTCAGACTCTGCTTTTGAAAGTTGTGTGTTGTACATCAGCTCTCCAACCACCTTGTTACATTATCGTGCGCTGCCGCTTTTAACTCGGACATACAAGCCTGTGTAGGTCTACCGTTGTTGGCTTCGTAGCTCTTTAACAGTCTGCGGTATTCTACGTCTACTTGGCTCTGGAAGTAGTGCGCCATATCGTGACCATTCATTGCTCCTGCTGGTTTACCATACCGTGCATTTACTAACTTCTTAAGCCCTGCTGGTACTGGTGCGTACCTCATTATAGGGTAACGTGACTCAAGGTTCTTTTGCTCACGAATGTTGTTTACTATGTGTGTAACTTCTTCCTGTGGGGCCTTACTACGCATAGCTGTATCGATTATCTCCTGGTCTGCTATCTGCTGAGCGGGGTGTGCGCCGTAAGCTATGGCACCTGCGGCTGTTACAGAACCTACGCTAAATGGGAGAGCATCGATAACCATCTGCTTTGTAATATGAGCACTAACTGTTTGGTCACACACCTGTCTACCTAGTAAAGCACCGCTAGTTAACGCTACTGCCATACCTACGTTACGCTTGGTCTTGTTATCACCATTACGACTAGCATAGTACCCGCCGCCTACTGTACCAATAAACGGAACCATCTTACCGATAGCCTTACCTAACTCAAGCCCAGCTTTGTCGTGTATGGTGTGTGACGCTACTGCGGGGTTAAGCTTATTCATACCATATAGTGTCATACCCGCTGCTGCGCCAGCCAGAGCTGCTGATGCTATCAACTTACTCTTTGTGTTAGTCTGCGTACCATCTGGTAGAGTCTTAATGGCGTGCATTACATCTGCTGCATAACCGCGCTGTGTATTTAGCTGTAATGTGTAACCATCATCGTCAGCACTGGCGTACTTAGGTTCACTGTACTCATGGTATATCGCTGTACCACCAGCTAACCCTAATGCGGCGTCTGTCTGTGACTTACGAACGTCTAACTTTGTCTTAAGTATCTTACGTTCTAAACCTTTAGCGGCTTCTGCGTTAACCTGTTGACGCAAGCTTCCCGTTTGAAAAGCTTCTGCTCTACCTAAGTGTTCGCCTAGCTCTTGATGTAGTGTTTGTAGCTCACTATGCCTACCCGCGACGTTCTTAGCGAAGTTACCCACAGACTTTACTGCTCTATTACCAAAGTTAGTCGCTACTGTGCGTACTGAACTTGCCTGCTTTGTCTTAACCTGTTCCTGGTTTTGGTCATTCTCGACCTTATTTTGCTGTGTACCTTGCTGTTGGTTAGGGTCGCCTGCTGGTGCTGACTGCGTTGGTTGTCCTTGTATAGGTTGACCTGCTGGAACACCGCCCATTGGACCTGTAGCATGTTGGCTAGCTGGTAATTGTACACCCTTTCCTGCGGAAATAACAAGAGCATCCCCCTCTTTCTTATCTCTGTGAGCCTGTGCACCCATATGTTTAACTGTAGCATCTGTTAACTTAGATTGCTGTTTAATACCCGCTTCCTGTGCCTTTAACCCTATCTCCTGTCCTTTAAGACCAAGTTCTTGTTGCTGTACCATTAGCTCCTGTTGACGTTGCATGGCTTCTTGCTGCTTCTCAAGTATACCCGTTTGACCTTTAGCGAACTTTATCTCTTTCTCTAAGTGTCGTTTTATAGCAGGTGCCCAGTGATGTTTGTCTAATAAGCCTTCATTTACCTCACGGTAGTTGTCTAACTTAGATGGGTCTGCTGGGTCAGCACTGGGTAAGGTGTAGTCATTACGGAAGTTCTTCATGTTTATCTCGAACGCAGCAACCTTTGAAGTAATCTCTTCCGTTGTAGCACGTACTCTTACGAAGTCTGTAGCTTTAGCATGGAGCATGTCTGCTGCTACGCCTGGCTGTGCACTCGGTACCAAAGCGTTGGTCACTC